GCGGCGTTCGCCTTCGTCGTGGCGTCGTAGTTTTGGTACGCCGCTGACTCCGCCCTGTGGAGCCCCTGCTCGGCGGCGACCTGCGCGTCAATCGCTGCGCGTTGCTCGGCCTCGGTTCCGGCCAGGCGCTGCTCGAGCGCGTCGACACGCTGACCGAAGGTCTGTGGGCGCGCTGGTGCCGCCGGCGCAACCGCGCGCGGTGACGGTGCAGAGGTCGCGGGTACTGGCGCAGTAGCCGCCGGTGGATGGGTGGCGTCCGGCGTCGGCGCCGCCGACGCTCGGGGCGTCGCGCCCCCGGGGGCGTACGAAACCTGGCCCGCTGGTAGTTGGGTGACCGGCGTCGATGGGGCCGCCGGGATGACGGTTGGGATCCCGCTGGGCGCCGCGTCGGGAGCATGGCCCAGATGCGCCCAGCCGAGGTACTGCGGGATCGATACCGGCAGGCCTCCCCAGTCGGCCGCGACCGGAAGTGCAGGAGGATTCACTTCGCCGAGCCCTTGCGCGGTGGGAGCGCCACCCCTGGTGATCATGTCGTAGACCGACGGCGGCAGCCCACCGATCTGCACCGGACCGCCGGTCAGGTCGCCGGGCATGTCATCGGGCATCGGCATCTACTGCGCTCCGGTGTCGCCGGGGTAGAACCCGCTGCTGTCCGGCGTGAGAGCGCTCATGTACCGCGGCCACTGAGGCGCCGGCGCGGCCGGAGCAGCAGGCTGAAAGTACGCCGGCGCGGCTGGCGCGAGCGCACCGAGCTGCTGCGCGAGCTGGCGTTGCCGCTGGGCCGCCAGCACTGCGGCCGGATCGATAGCGACGGGTGGCTGGCCGTACTGGATCCGGCGCTCTGCCGCGGCGGCAGGCATCGTCCTCGCGGCGCTGGGGGTCAGCGGCCGTCCGCCGGCGTCCTCGAGCTGCTTGAGGCGCTCATGAAGGCGTGCGCTCGCCGCGAGCGCCACCATCGCGGCCTTCTTGGCGTCGACCACCTTGCCGGACGGGGTGTCGGCGACAAGCGAACTCCCGGCCGGGCTGCGCTCGAGGTCCTGGGCCATGACGCCGGTGACCCGCCCCCCGGCCGCCGCGGTCGCCGCCGGGTCCTTGTACACGAACGACACGGGACCGCGCGCGGTGGCCAGCCCATCGAGCATCCGATCGATGTCGCCCCGCGCGTCGGCCACCGCGGTCTTGGCGCGCTCGTCGCTCACGGTGCCGTCGGGCCGCATCAGGTCATCGCCACCCCCGCCGCCACCAGCGCCCATGTACCATCCTGGCACCTGCGTAGGAGCCTGGCCCTGACCTCCGCGCTGGCCGAGCAAACCAGCTGCCTGCCCTCCGGCGGTCAGGAGGGAGCCGCGAAACGCGTTCTGGTTGGCGGCATTCGCCTGGGCCGCCGCGTTGGCGCCGCCGAGTTGGGCCGCGTCCATGGAGTTCATCCCGTTGAGAAGCGCGAGGTAGTTGCTGCTGTTGAGCTGGTTGATGGCGAAGTCGCCTTGGCGCCCGGCGGCCCCCACCTGCGATAGGAGCCCCTGCGCGTTCATCTGGTCCTGGAGCGCAGCCTGCTGGCCGAGTCCCGCGGCACTGAGGCCGTTGGCGGCGGTGTTGTTCGCCGCATTGCGGTAGGCGAGCGCGGCGTTTCCGCCGCGCGCCATGCGCGCGATCGATTGCTGTGCCGCGTTGGCGTTGGCCATCTGCCGCTGCACGGCCAGTTCTCCGGCACCCTGCTGACCACCGCTCGCGATCCCCTGGAGCTGGGCCATCTGCCGAAGCTGGGCATCACGGAACGCGCTGTCCTGTGGATAGCTCGTGATACCACCGGAACCGTACCCGGCTCGGATCCGAGCGAGCATTTCCGAGCGGTCCTGGTAGTTCGCCGGCTTGACCTCGTCGGGTCCGCTGAACAACCCGATCGCACCACCGATGAGCCCACCGGCCGCGGCGCCCCATGGCCCGAGTGCAGAACCAGCGAGAGCTCCAGACGCTGCGCCGGTGGCGGCGCCTCCCCAGTTGGCCATGTCGACTCCTTCAGGCGCTGCGCGCCGCTCCAGGTTTGAACGCCGGCCCAATGCCGGCTCCCACAAGCAGAAGCTCGGAAAGCTCGAAGCTCGCGCCGAAATCCCCGTCAGCCTCGAGGTCGCTGATCAGGAATGAGATCGCCTGGCAGCGCTTGTTGACGTGGATCCGGCGCTGGTACCGCTGGGATCCGCCACCCGGGCCACCGTAGTCGCCGGCCCCGTAGAGCCCGGTTCCGAATAGCGTCGGAGCAAAGTTCGCGTTCACGTTGCTCTCGACCGGGCTCTCATAGTCATCGTTGTAGTCGAGCCGAAATCTGACCACGAGCCGGTGCGGTGATAGGTACTTACCAACGAAGTACGCCCAGTGCGTGCGCTGCCAGCCCTGTAGATAGCTCGCGAAGTGGAGCCATGCGGTCTCGATCACAAACGGGATGTGGAGGTAGTCGTCCTTGTAGACCCCTGGGGTCTCTACGAACACGCGGGAATCGTTGCGTAGGTAGTAGTACAGATCATCGAGGACCAGCGCGTCTATGCCTTCGTGGTTGGTGAAGGTAGACCACGCGTTGCGGTTGTAGTCCCACACCAGGGTGCGTCCGCTGTCCGTCAGGTAGACCAACCGCTGTGAGGTCGTGATGAGGGTCGTTCGCACGATGTTCTGAACATCGAATTTCTGGACGTCGTTGCCGATGTTAACGATCTCCCGCGCCCGCGTCAGCAGCATGATCCCCTTCTTCGACTTGAACGTAACGCCGAGAGGCGTCTGGCCAATGCTGCGCTGGCTGATACAGCCGACATCAACGGTGATCAGTTCGATCGGGGTGAATGCGTTGGAGCTTGCGTCAACCGACGGATTGGCCAGTGGACCAGGTCCCCCGAATATGAAAGCCGCGGTCTCCGAGAACGGGATGATCGTGTCGTCCATCGACACCAGACCCACGATGTCACCGCCGAACTGATCCTTGGTTACGCTGAGCGACACCGGAGCATCGAGAGCTGTATCGTCGTCGCGCTGCTGCGAGTAGCGCACCATGTTGGGATCTGTTGGGTCGGTCCAGAACAGGCGGCCCTTGCTGCTGGTGATCACGCCTCCGGCCCACGGAGCTGGGTCGTTGGATAGCACTCCACCGTTCGTATAGAGTGGCTCGCGCGTTGCGATTGCGGTATCTGAAAGGGCATCGACGAATGTCACGGTGTCGACCGTCGGATCGTTGACGACGTACCGATTGGCACCAGTGGACACTGTGGGGTCGTTGGATGTGACCTTGAACATGTCGATCGTAAGGTCGGTTCCCGTGGCCCCTTGCTGAGAACGGGCCACGCAGATGCGCGCGTTGGCGAACCGCGTGAGCCGGCACGTTGGGAGCTGGATGGAGAACGACTTGGGTCCGCCGGCCATCGTTGCCAGCACCTTGGTGCTCACCGCCCCGCGATGGAGCTCGCCCTGCGCGTCCTGGCTCTCGTACCAGAAGGCGTAGAGGTAGGTGCCGTTGGCGACGTTGCCTGCGCCATCGATCGTGATCAGCGTCGACATCTGGACCGGTGCACCGTTGACGTCGAAGCCGATATCAGGCGCGCAATGGAAATCTGCTTCGCGCCACTGCTCGCCATCGTAGTGCTGAGGGGCCGCGCTGGCCAGGTAGAGCCCGCGCCCGAGCGCAGCCGTCGTGTACGCCGGTTCCATGTCCAGGATGGCGAGCTTGATGCCCTGCTCGCTGAACTGGTCGCCGTTCTGTGAGCTCAGCTGGATGCGATACGGCAGCGGGCACGCGTGCGATCGCGAGTACACGTCGGTCGGTCCGAGCCCGAGCGGGATTACGCTGGGGAGCGCCTGCGTCCATGCGAGCACCCCGGCCCCGGTCGGGCGCATCAGCGACCCAGAGGCCTCGCCGGGCAGCAGGCGGGCCACGATCGTGTTCCCAGGGCTGTTGATCCCGCTGTCGTCGCTCAGCCGGAGCGCTGCGACGTACGGGAAGAAACGCACGGTGTGCGCGATCATCACGTACACGTCGCCGTCCGTCGCCGTGGCGTCGAGCGTTGCCCCATCGTGCCACGCCCGCGACACCAACCCATGGCCGTGTAGGGTGGTTTGTATCGCATCGAGCGTGTTCGAGGTCTGGAGTACCGCACCGCTCGTCAGCACCGTGAGGTCGGATCGTGCTGCGGTGGTTTCCATCGCCCAGTACAACTTCGCGCGCCCATCGGTGCCGTTCGCCCCGAACGCAGCCGCAAGCCTGGTTGCGCCTGTCGGAATCACCCCTCCAATATTCAGAGCAGAGCGGGTAACAACGAGCGCCGAGCCAGAAAGAAACGTCGCGCTCAGAAAGACGCCGTTGCCGGCGACCATCACCGCGACAACGTGAGCTACCGGATCCCATGCGACCGCGAGCGGACCGGTGTTGCCAGCCGGGAAGGCCACGGCCGACGGGAGGCCGGTGAGGACTGACCCGATGGCCCCCTGGGGGTTCACGTATCCGACGCGGAATCCCCCGGTGTTGATCGCCCACGCGATCACGGCCGGGCGCGTCGCGAATACCCCGGATGGTCCGTTCACGGCCTGCTCGGCATCAAAGAACGGCGATGCCCCGTTGAGGTCGCTGGCGAGGATGTTGATCACCGGAGCGGCAGAAGGCGCCGCGGTGTCGATGACCGCGACCACGAGCTGGCCGCGATCCGCGCGCGTCCAAATCACCTGGAGCGACTCTCCGACCGCGATGCACCGCGTGTTCTTGGCCTGGGCCGAGGCATCGAGCTGCTGTTGGCTGAGCAGGACGTGGCCGCTCGCTGCCTCGAGCACGGTGCACCACACGCCGCCGCGGTTGTCCTCCCACGCCACTAGGCGAATGCCGTTGCGCTCGGCGACGTCGGGCTGCGCCTGGACGGTTCCGCTGCGGGCGATCGGCCTGGTCGTGCAGGTCGTGGCCGCGACCTCGCCGGCGTCGGCCCACGTGTCATCGCTCGGGCGGTACGAGAAGCACCGCTTGTCGGTGAAGACGAGGACGTCGTTGTTGGGCGAGAGCGCCATCCCGCGCGCGCCGCCGACATGCCCCCCATCGTTCTGGACCTGCGTGGACAGGGCGCGGTATCCATTCCGCTTCGAGAGCGTGAACTGCTTGGTTATCACCGCGTTCTGCAGGTCGAGCAGCTTCAGCTGGCTGACCTGCTTTTCGTCGGTCCTGGTGTCGACGCCGCCGCCGAACTGGACCGCAAACCCGCCGATGTTCATCGGCGTGACGGCGACGCCACGGAGCCCGCGGCGATGCGCGACACCTGGTGCGCTGTGGTGTGTGCTACGGCCGGCATCCCGTGAATCTACTCACATAAAACAGCACAACGCAACGTGTCTCACATATGCTACCCCAGGACCTGGAGCACCTGTCGGATGATCGAATACGTCGGGGTCCCAGTATCGTTCGTGGACGTGATCTTGCAAAAATCCCCGGCGTGCGCCCGGTAGTGGAGCTCCATGATCGGAGTCCTGGTCAGCGACACGCCGACCACCACTGTCCCGGTGTTCGAGTCTCCAACGGTGGCCACGATCGTAGTTGGCGTCGACGAGCTGTCGCATACGAAGTCGACATGTCCGGCCTGGCCTCCGCTCAGCGATAGCGTCATCCCAATCGAAATCGACGCCGTGTACTCGGTGTCGTGAGTGGCGTCGAGCTGGACCGCCGACCCGTTCATGGCGAGGGTCGGCGTCACCGTCGAGGTCACGAACGCGCCCTGCCCGGCCGGCCCTGTGGCCCCGGTCGCTCCCGTTGCCCCCGTGGATCCCTGCGCACCGGTGGGGCCCTGGGGTCCGGTGGCGCCGAGTCCGATGGCGGGGTTCGGGTACCAGCGGTTGTCTCCCGTTCCGCTGTCGTCCTCGAAGGCGATCACCGCGATCGACGCGTACGCCCATTGCGAGTTCGGACCCATCGCGAAGTTGGTGCCGTTGCCGTCGGGGTCTAGGCACACGAGGTACCAAGACCCATCGCCGTTGTCGTGGGTCAGGATCGCCGGGTAGATGTGCGACGAGTCGTAGCGGTAGAGCACCGACTGGCCGACCACACCGGAGGCCGATGCAAATCCGGTGAACGCGACGATGAAGGCGAGCACGACGATGATGCGATTCAGCATCCCGCCAGCGTACCATGCCCGGCCGGCCGCCGCGGTCAGGTCACCATGGGATGCCGGAGCCGGCGACGTCAACTGCTGGGATCGCGCACCATGCGGGGTCCAGCAGAGCGATCTCCGCGTCGCTCATCCGGCGCCGTGCATGGAGCACGACCGAGCTGCGATCGCGCCTTGTGTTGCCCGCGCCCACGCCGGCGATCAGCCCGAACACGGTGTCGCGAACGACGCCCCTCGTCTTGAGCCCGCACCGCTCCCACGGTACCTGAGCAAGGTCGCTCCACACTGATATACTTGCGTGCCACACGGGCACGCCTTCGAAGGCGTCCAGTCACTTGTTGACGGTGAGGATCGTCGATAGCGACATGGAGCCGATCCATAGCGCCCGGTAGAACTCGCTACGGAGCGCGTCCCTTGCGTTCGCGCAGGGATTCGCAATCGCGATCAGCTGGCGCGGCGTCACGGCGCCCTCCGGAATCCCGGAACTGCCGCCGATATGGCAGCGCGGTTGAGGGCGGCGTCTGCCTCTTCATGCTCGCGCCGACGCATCCGGTCGCGGACCGCGCCCACCATAGCCTCGAGATCGGAACGGGCGTCCGCGAGCACCTTGGCGCGTCGCTCGAACTCGGCGTCGAGGTCCTTGCTGGCCGCGAGCTGGCCCTCGAGACCGCGGATGCGATCGGCATCCGCCACGGCGTTCGCTGCCGCTGCGGTCACGCGGTGCTGGAGCCCGGCCACGCGGCACTTGAGATCGTCGCGCTCGCGCTCCAGCACCCGGTACGACACACCAAGCTCCGCGATCCGCTGGCGGTCAAGCTCCTGAGCGGCCTGGTGCTCTGCCCGCGCGTTGACCAGCGCGGACTCGACCATGGCCGCGGCCTTGGCGGGCCATGCGGCGAGCTCGGCGGCGCCGCGCGAGATAAGCAACGCGCTTTGCCGCAGACGGTCGGTGAGCTCCTCGATCCTGCGCGCGGGCTTCATGGGGCCTCCGGAATGTCGGCGTGCCTCGCAGCGGTTGCGCCGGCGATCGCGGCTCGCTCGCGCAGTTCAGCCCGCATGACTCGGTAGGCGTCCCGGGCTATCACGCCAGTCTCGGTGAGCTTATACAGCGGCTTCTTGCCCGGCATGCTGCGTTCGACATCGGGCGTGATGAGCTTGAGCTTGACCATGGTCTTGCCAAGCAACGGGCACCGAGCGATCCTGATGTGCGCAACGGCTATCGTCGAAGGATCGCTGAGCTCCTCTAGCAGGTCAGCGCGGTCCTTGTTGAGGCGAGCCTTGTCGGGCGCACCGCATGCTGGGCACTTCTGGGTGACGCCGAGTTGTGCTTGGCATCCGCACGAGCAGACCGCAGTCACCAGGGTGCGACGGGACGCATGGGCTCTCACGAGCGCGTCTCTCATGGCGCCACCGCCGGGCAGGAGCGCGCTCCGGGGATCGGGCAACCGTCATCGACGTCGACATCATGCTCAGCGAGTGGCTGCCCGCACACCGCGCACGACCCGTCGTCGCGCGGCGTCCTGATGCGGGCGGGCAGCTGCGCGAATGAGGCGTCGCGCGGAATCGAAGCGGCAATGCGCTCGGCGTCCGTCGTGCCGTTGCGCGGCCGCGGACCGGCGAACTTCGCGACCGCGTCCCGAGCGGATCCGGGGATCACGTCAAGCGCCACGGATGGGCGGTATCGCGCCGGTCCATCGATCGGGTCAGGGTTGGCCGCGCGCCGCGCGATCTCTGCCCGCTCTCGGATCTGCACCACGCACCAGGTCCGCGCCTGGGCGATGATCTCGGCTGGGCTCTTGCCGCGCGCCAGCGCCCTCCCATCGGCCACCGGGCCGCCGAGCCCGAGCGCGACGATGCAGGTCTGCCGAGCGAGCGCGGATGTCACGGTGCCATCGCGCAGGGTGCGCGCGTACGCCAGAATCTCGTGGTCGGTGACGTCGTGCGGACCGGAAGCGTCGAGCTCGAGCGCTGGCTGGGATCGTCGTAGCTGGTCGGCGAACCTGCGATCGAGCGATGACAGTACGGCGAGCGCGCGCTCCGCGGTGTCGAGCCTGACCAGCGCGGTCGGGGACAGCGGCTCCCCGCGGGCCAGCATGCGCTCGACCGCGACGTTGGCGATGAGCCACTCGTCGATGACGGCCTGCCAATCGGGCTGGGTCTTGATCCAGCGAGCCATCTCCTCGCAACCCGCGCGCCCTACCACCTTCTGGGCGGGGGGGCCGGCAAGGAACGATCGGGCCAGGTCCTGAGCGCGGTGGCGGTCCGGTGGCTGCAGATCCGGGCTCGGCGCGCCGTCCGGCATCTCGCCTGGCGCGGTCAGGATGGGCTGCGTTGGTCGCTCGTCCATCCGCGCTCTGCGGGCTTCTGCGGCCTCCGGGGGGAGCCCTCCAAGGGTACGCTCGTCGGGTCCGATGGGGCGCGATCCGGGAGGGGTTGTTGGTTTGGTGTCTTCTGGTGGTTGTCGGTGGGGAAGCATCGATTCCAGGTTTGCATCGATGCTTCCGGAGTGCCGAGCGGTTTAGCCTCACAGGCACTGACCGCGATCGTGCTTGGGCGCTCTGCGCTACCGGCAGCGTGCGGCACTGACCACTGCGCCAAAGTCCGGATTGTAGAGCTCCCGCTACGGCGGGCCAGCACGCCCGCAGCAGCCTTGCTTAGTTCCAGTGGAGATTGCTCGCCCGACACGTGCTGGCATCGCGATTGCCCTCGAGTGACTCGAGGTGACCAATGTTTCCAAGCGAGAAGAAGACCAAGAGAATCGTGATGCGCGTACCGGACAGCCTGCACAACCGCATCGCCGAGCTCGCATCCGCCGACAACAGAAAGATCGCAGACTGGGCGTACCTCGTGGTAAAGCGCGAGGTTGAGCGATCACCAAAACGTTCATCGTCCAGGCCTTCACAGTGACTCCCGTCGTAGAGCATCGCCTTGGCCCGCCGCGAGCATCGCAGCCGTCCCACGGTCGAATGATCGATCGCAGGAGGACAGCATGGAAGATTTCGCTGATGACCCCAATTCCTACGAGGAACCCACCCCGGCTCCTCCACCGAACATCACCCAGTACCTCGAGAGGCTGATCGGCTGGGGGCCGGAGCATGCGTCAGCCGTTGCGCGCGCAGCTGCTGCCGTCGAGCTGGCTCGCCAGCGACTCTCGCACCTGGCGCTGTTTGGCCCCGGCGACCTCGTTCCGATCGCGATGTCCATCCATCGACGCTCGCTCGGCGGTGAGCGTCCGTTCGTGGTGGTTGACCCCCGGCGTCTGGTAGACCCATGCTGCGGACGATCACAGGCGCGCGCCATGCCGACCCTCGCAGCTGCCATGGACGCGGCGCAGGGGGGCACGGTGTGCATTCGCGCGGTCCGGATCCCGCGCGACTGGTACACGGCGAGCGGCCGACTCGCCGACCCGCGCGACGATGTCAGGCTGATGGTGGCTTACCCGCCGACCCGCCTCGGAGACCTCGAACTCGCGCGGCCGTCACCCATCGTCATCGCTCCGCTGGCCGGCCGTGACATCGCTCGGCTCATCGACGAGTACGCCGAAGAGGCGCGCGCCGACCTCGACATGCCGGCACCGGTCACCGCGGATCAGCGCGTCTGGATCACCGAGTTCTGCCACGACCACAACGCCGTCGAGGTGGCCGTGCGCCGATTCATCGCGCTTTCGTGCACGAGCGGCGTGTGCGATGCGGCCTACCACCTCGGGATGGCCCCGGTATCGCTCTCGAGGTGGATGAGGCGCCGGGGGCTGACCGTGCGAGCGGTGACCGGGCTCGACCCCTTGCCCGGCGCCCCGGGCCATAACACCGACACGTAGAACTCCGGACATGGCGCGCGCATGCGCCGCGAGCGCCTGAGCGCGCAGCGGCATGCACTCGATGTCATGCCGGGTGGTTGCGCCTGCGTTGCTCTGGCGCGCTACGAGCATCTCCGATGCGGCATGAGCGCCCGCCAGGCCGCCACACCAACGCGCTCGCAAGGAGACCAGCGATCGCGCCACCAAGACGACTCGGCGGGCCAGAGCACCATGCCACGCAACCGCGGTCGTGGGGTAGCGCATTCAGCGCTTGGCGCCACCGATCTCGGGCGCCGGCGCGATGGCCACGTCGAGCGCGTCAACCTCGGAGAGCAACGCCCTGACGTGCGCGCGGCCGGAAGTCAGGCACAGGAACCGCGGCAGCAAACGACGCGTCTCGGCGCACGATCTGCAGTGCTCGCCTTCGGAGTCGACGAACTCGGCCGCGCAATCCCTGCATCTGCGCGTGACCGGTCGAGACCGCGCCGTCGCCACAGCATCTTCGTCGGCTACCGACATCGTATCCAGTGTACAGGTTCCGGGGAAGCGGCGCGGCTCCCTGTCCGGTGGTGCGAGGTATCACGCCTCACCGCACACCGCGCCGCTTTCCCGACTGTGCAACGGTGCCACTACCGATCACGTAATCCAATCCGGAATGACAGTCTCACCTTTGCCGTTGCATGGCCGGTGACGTTTTGTTGTAGTGCGCGCGGGCGCCACGGCGCCCTATCAACATGGCGGCTTTCCCTAGCCGCCCTCACAAGGAAAGGTATCGACGTATGAGAAGACTGTGTTTCGCGTTCCTGTTTTCGTTGTTTTGTAGCGCAGCATCAGGTGGTTGCGACCAGCTGAGCGATGACCCGGCCAGCTCTCAGGTGGTAGCGGCTGACACCTCGAGCGGGTTCACGATCAACCCGGCGTCGGGGTGGCCAGATCCCGGCCAGGGCCAGAACTGGATCCGGCTCGCTAGCACCGTGACCGGGACCGGCGCGTGGAACGTCGGGCTGTCCCTTCCGGTGGGTATCACAGTTCCCCAGATCGCCACCAGCATCATCGACAGCTCGACGTCCGACGTCGTGATGATGCTCGTGAGCTACTCGGGCGCCAGCCTCACGACCTTCACGATCCTCGGCCAGGCCAACTCCAACGGCACGGGCGCGCAGACGCTGATCATCCCCGGCGGCCACGTCGTGACCTCGACCGACAGCCTCGTGATCCGGTTCACCACGCCGGGGTCGACTTCGACACCAACCGTAGGCGCTATCGGGGTGGGTGCCATACCTGCGCTGGCATCGACCAAGCGAGTTCACATCAACGCTGCAGCAGCCGCCACGAACACTGACGCGCCCGCTGCTATCCTGGGTGCGGGTACCACGTGGTATGTAACCAATCCAACACGCCTATTCTACCCTCTATCGATGGCCACAGGAGATCGCATTACTGGATACCGAGTGTGGGCTGGTAAGTTCAGCGATCTTCACACGGTGCTCTGCGCCAGGCTATTTCGCTCAGACTCAAGCCTAACGGTGTCGGGTAACGGCGGTAACACCGTAGAGGTAAATAAGCAGTGTTCATCGGCCTCATCTCCAGGAGCGATCACACTTGGCGCAGACACGATCAGCGAGGTGGTTGGCGACGGCGCATCGTACAGTATATCCGTAGACTCAAGCAGTGGATCGGCTGTCGATATGTTCGGAGATGCCGAGCTAACGTTCGCAACGTCGCCTTAGCCGATCGACCATCCGAGTAATTTATCACCGGTGGCAACGCCGCCACCGGCAGTTTCAATCTCTAGCACATGGTTGGCGGATACAGTGAACGTTCCGGTTGTGCCGAGCGTGATTGCGCCCGGGGCGTTGGCGTTGTTAGACGCAGTGGCAAGCTGCGTGCGCACGTTGGTCGACATGTTCTTGTCCCAAAGCGTTGCAGTCAACGTGGTTGCGTTGCTGGTCGCCTTGTTGAAGAACACAGACCACGTTGTCGCTACACGACCTGCCGTGAGATTTACTGGGCAGAGGATTTGTTGCGCGCCGACACTGAGGTCAATGAACTCACCGGTTACGCCGTTAGCCTTAGTGAAGGTGTATCCAGCACCTGATGCGAATATAGCTTCACCGGCAGCGTGGGGCTCCTGCCCAACGAATCCGATGATGCCGGTCGCATCGACCTGCAGAGGTATCGGGCCGGATGGCAGCGCACCAGGTAGCGTGAGCTGGAACGTGCTCGCCAGCCCGGCCGGCGCCTTGATCGTCACCGAGTTGGTTGGTGCGGGGGTGTTTCCCACCCCGAGGAACTCGAAGAAGCTGATGTCCGAGGTCCGCTGCTTCGCGAACTGGCGCACCCCGGCGCCGGTCTGCTGCTGGAACAGGTAGGCGTCCAACGCATCGACGAACGAGACCAGCGCGCCGACGCCGTTGTAGTCGCCCCCGATCCCCCCGGTGAAGGCGTTGATGTTCATCGCGGCGCCCAAGGTCAGCTGCACGTTGGCGCCCACCTGCGTGCGCCAGTAGAGCTCGCCGGAGATGGTCCCCGACGTCCCGTCGCCCACGAACAGAGACCCGTTGAGGCCGATGGGCGGCGGCACCGTGGCGAACGCGATGGCCTTCAGCCCCGTGAACGCCCGCTTGTTACCCCCGGCGTCGAACATCGGGAAGTCGGCGTCGGGGTTGATGGTCGAGAGCTGGATCCGCGCCCCGGCCCCCGGCGCGTGGCTGTGGGCGTCGATCGCCAAGAACATCGCATCGAGCAGGACATCCCAGACGTCGCCGTCGCCATGGTCGGTCGGCCGGATCAATCCCATGTTGGGTGTAGCAGGCTGTGGCATAGCTGGCTCCTCAGGAGGTTGGCCCGCCCCACACCGTGATCACGGCATCGGGCGGGATGGGGTCGTTGAGCTCGAGGGATAGAGCGCGCGCGGCATCGATGATCGCTGCGGTGGTGCCGGCGACGTCGAGCCCCATGGTGATCTGCGCGGTGCCAGAGCCGAACTGCTGCCGGCCGTCCATGAACCAGCGGAGCTGCACCTGGCACTTCCCCGGCTCCGCGCCGAAGCTCCCGCCGATCTGCACGACCTGGATGATCACGAGCATGAGGTCTCCTAGCTGTAGGGCACGAGGATGAATCCGCCGGCCGCGCCGGCGCCGCCGGCGGCGCTGACACCGCCACCACCACCGCCGCCGAGCCCGGTCGTGGGCGCAGCCTGTCCCGTTCCTGAGGCGACGGCGACGCCGCCGGGCCCGAGGTCGGTCGCACCGCCCGCCCCCGACCACCCGGCGACACCGGGGTCACCGAATGACGATCCTCCGAGCCCGTACGTGATGATCCCTCCGGGGCCGGTACCGCCAGCGGGTACGCTGCTGATCGCGCTGTTGATCCCGGCAGCAGATGCCACGCCGCCACCAGGACCTCCACCGCCGAAGGTGTAGGTCACGCCATTGATCGTGATCGTACTCGGCCCGCCGAAACTCCCGCTCGATCCCGCGGCGCTGCCCCCGCCCCCACCGGCCCCCGAGGTCCACGTGATCGCCAGCGAGGCCAGCGGAACGCCGGGCGTCCCGATCCACTGGTCCATCTTCGCACCGCTCGAGCCGCCGGCCGCCGCGCCACCCACGACAGCTCCCCCGCCACCGCCACCGCCACCGATGCCGGTCAGATGCACGACGCACGTCCCCGCGGGCAGCGTGTCGCTGCCGCTCGCGGTGAGCACCATGGCAGCGGCCAGCAGGCGGCCAGACGTCGGCACCGCTGCCGCGGCGCTCGCGGCGGCGTCAGCCGAAGTTTGCGCGGCCACCCCGACCGCGAGCGCCTGCTGCATCGACGGACCGATGTGCTGGAGCGCGCGCTGCGTGTCGTCGTCGGTGCTCACGCGCGGCAGGAGCATCGCAGCGCCGGGTGGTGGCCGGCTCGGCGGCAGCGCCGGCATCAGAACAGGTCGTCTTCCCAGCCGGGCCCGATGCGCTCGTGGCGCGGGCCGGCCGGGTCGAGGTAGAAGGGCTCCCCCTGGTCGCGGTTGCCCGCGTCCGTGCGAAGTCCAGACATGCCCTCTGCGATCTTCCGGTCGCCCGGCGTCGGGTCGAGCTCGGAACGGAATAGCGTCTCGCGGTACGCGTACGCCACCACCAGCATCTCCTCGCTCGGGACGTCGAACGTGATCGCCGTGGGGTCCGTCGTGCTCGCGAACTGCGGAGCGGTCGGGATCCAGAAGATCCGACCCGTGCCCGCCGGCGGGACCGGCACGAAGATCAGGTTGCCGGCCTGCAGCCGGTATCGTAGCCGCGCCACCGTCGTGGACGGCACCGCGCTCCACCGGTGCGCCGCATCGATGTCGTGCGGCGGGCACTTGCGGAACCGCACGCCGTCCGAGCTCACGTCGAGGTGACGGAGCTCGAAGAAGTTGGGTGCGATCGTTGCGAGCGCGTACGTGTCCACGCCCGCGACGATCGGAAAGTTCGCCTGCAAGGTGTAGTAGTCCTTGTAGGCATTGGTCATCGCCCGGTAGCCAACGATCAGCCCGTAGTTGATGTACTGCAGTAGCTTGTCGGGCGTGATGTCCGACGATCCCTCCCACCCGCCGAGTTGCTGAACGGCGAGTGAGAGCTGAGCGAAGGTCCGGGTGTAGGCCACGGTTTACCTCAGTAGGTCGGCTTGACCTTCTGGCCGAAGATCGTGAAGGTCACGAAGTCGGTGGCCGCCAGGTCGGTAGCCACCAGGCCATCGGCGTTCAACACGCTGAAGCTGATGGTCTGCGTCGAGTTGTTGTAGTCCTGGATCTGGACCTTCTTCCCATCGGTTCCGGCCAGCGTCGGGATTATCTCGATGACGTGGCCGGTGACGTCGCGCAGCTTCGCCGTGTACACGCCGGCACCGCTGCGCGCGATGTCCGCAGCCGTCGTGCTCACAAAGTTGTTGCTGGCGAACATGAAGCCCTTCCACGACGTGTTTGAAAACGTCGTGGGGGCTCGGACGGGGGCAGCCGCGCCGGCGCCCTGCACCTTCGCGAAGAAGATGACGAGCTCGGCGGGCATTCCATATGCTGGGTTCTCACTCTGCTGCATGGCGATACCTCACGGAAGGATGATCACGCAGTTGTATCCGGGGGCCTTGCAACTGAAGTTGAAGTACTCCCCCACGCGCGCCTCGTAGGAGTCGGATGCCTCTGACACCTTGATGATCGACCCCGCGCGCTTCTGGAGGAAGTTCGGCGCGGGGCCCGCGCTGAACATGCACCAGCTCGACCATGTGAGGACGTAGATGCGCTTCAGCGGGCAGCACCGGTCCGTATAGATGGTCAGGTCATGGCCGTTGAGGTTGACGCTGAACCCCTTGTAGCCAATCGTGGTCATCTTCGTCCCGTCGTACGCGACCGGAGACGTCGTGATCCACTTGCCCTCCATCTGCTTGGTGAGCGTCCCGAACTGCACCGGGTTCATCCAGACGACGTCGGGGTCACCCGAGATGTTGTCGACGAGCGCTACCGCATCCACGAGCAGGTTGGCGATGCTCTGACCCGCAGTTCCGGTGATGCGCACGCCGCCCAGGAACTCGGTCTCCGCCGTGCGGTCGACGCCATAGAACAGCGTCGAGGTGGGAGCCGTGTCGGGAACCCAGTCGGATAGTCCGCTGGGCGCGAGTGCGGTTCCGCCATTCTGACCATCGCCGTTCAGGTACACGAAGTCCGTGTTGACCATAGCGGCGATGCCCGCGGTACCGTTGCCCGTTAGGGTAAATGCGCCGGTGGCGCGCGTGACCGTCGCGATCGTCACGGTGCCGGCGCGGAGAGCGCTTCCGAGCGTCGCCGAGGCCTGCAGAATCTCGCCCTGCCGCACGCCCCACACCGAGCTGATGTCGGCGAACACGAGGTTCGGTGTGGCGACGTTACACGCACCGTCGAGCGCTCCGATCTCTCCGGCCTGAGACCGGAAGAAGCGAAAGTTGATGTAGTTGCCCTCGGCCTCGATGGCGTTGTCGAACTCGTCGAACGCGCTCTCGAACGCGTCCTCGTCTCCGGTCGCGGTCGCCTCGATGGCCTGGTTGTCGACGCGCGCCAGACGATAATGCGCCCGGCGAGACACCAGGAATGCCTTGTAGCTAGAGGTGTTGTTCGCCGCGTTCGTCACCGCGGTCGAGAACGTCGAACTCCCGCCCCCCGGCAAGGCGATCATGATGGGCTGCACCCATTCACGACCACCGGCGTTGGTCTTCTTCTGGCTCTTGGCGAGCATCCCGGTCGCCTTATTGCGCTGCATCGCCATGCGGGCGAGCTCGAACGGCGAGTAGTGCTCCTTGATGACTGGGTCGAGTACGGTCAGATCTGTGACGGCCATGGGTCAGGTCCTCGTGGGTCAGGTTGTGGGTTGCCCGGACCGCTGCACCGCCTCGTTCCGCGCGCGGATCTTCGCGAGGGTGGCGCGGCGCGCCGCCTTCGCATCGGTGATCGCGTCGGACGGGTCGCGGGGCTGTAGCTCCGGCTTCGCTGCGGGCGTCGGTGCGGGACCTGGTGCACCACCTGGTGACGCGCTCTGCTGCGGTTTCGCGGGAGCCGCGGGCTGGGCTGGCTTCGCCGGCGGCGCGGCCGCGGGCGTAAAGAGAGACTGGATGCGGGCCGCGCGCTTGGCGAAGGCCTCGGCCTGCGCGCGATAGTAGTCGTCGGCGTACTTCACGGCGCTCGCGAGGTCAGGCTTCTGTCCGAGCTTCTGCTGCTCCTTCATGACCTCGTACACGATGACCGCCGGCTCAATTCCCCCGGTGATCTCGCGGTCGTGCAGGAAGCGGTACTGCGCCGCGGTCGGAGCGATCACCTCGCCGACCCGCTGCACGTACGCGAGTTCCTGCTGCTTGGTCTCGCGGGCGGTACGCTCCTCGGATGCCTTCTTCTCCGCGGCGGCCTCGCGATCCTTCAGCGCGCGCTCGCGCTTGTCTACGTCGGTCGCGTAGACCTTGACCATCCGCGTGGCCCGGCGCGCGTTCATACCCGTCACGTGCTCGTCCGGCACTCCGATCTTAAGGCCCTTCACAGACAGGTCGGTGATCAGGTCGGCGACCGCGGTCTTGAGGTCGTTGTCGTCGGTGATCCCGTACGTGTCCTTCAGCCATGCGATGGTCGCGCCGCCCGGGTCGTCGATCAGCTTGCGGCGGTCGGGCAGCAGAGCCTCGCGTTCCGCCAGCGCGGCTTCTCGCGCGGCGATCGCCTGCTCTCGCTCGGCCAGCTTGGGGTCGGGCGACGCCGGCGGCGACGCCGCGGGAGCCGGATCGGCTTGTAGTGGAAGATCGGGCAGCTCGGGGAACCCGGGAGGCGGGGTGACCGGCGCTGCGTCGGCCACATCCGGCTGCGCTTGGGTCGCTGCCGCGGGTACTGCGGGAGAAGCGGTCATCGCTGCAGGATCTGCCGCCCGCAAGGTCGGCGCCGGCGCATGCTCCATCGGCTGTAGGTCGTCCGCCATGTCGGCTCCCACGCCCCCCTTGGCCGCGAGCTGGCGGAACAGCGCGCGCGACTTGCCAGACCACACGCGCGGCGCCTTGGGGCCCGGCTGGGGTCCGGCGGCCTCGTCATCCTGGCCTGGGGGCAGACCGATCTTCTCTGCTGCATCGGCAGATGACGCCGGATCCGATGCAGTGGCGGCCTTGCCGGCCGGTGACGCCTCGACGCTCGCCTCCGCGTTGTTGCTGGCCGGCTCGATCGCCGGCTCGTATCCTTCGAGATCGTCGCTCATGAGACTCCTGGGGGCAGTGGTGCGGGTAGCGGCATGCCGGCGGCTGCCTGCGAAGTCATCCCGCCGAGCGGGTCGGGGAAGCCGGATGGCCCGGGCGGTCCTGGAGGCCCGGCGGCGCCGGCAGGCGGCATGACACCAGGGTTGCCGGGCTGCCCTTGGATCGCTGGTCCGACGGGTTCCGGCATCGGCGGGGGCGCCAGCTGCTTCTCGAGCCCATCGAGCATTTGCAGGAACCAGCGGTAGCGGCCGAGGTAGACGTCCTTCGCCCCCTCGGCAAACGCGTTGCTGTACTCGCCGATGATGATCTCCTTGGCGAGCCCCGGCGGCGTGAGCATGAACGGCGTGGGCACGCAGTCCTCGAGCGGAACCGTCAGGTCGCCGAGCATCTCCGCCAGCTTCTGGAGCGCGCGGATCGGTCCGAGCATGTGTCGGTTGGCCGCGGCGATGTCTGGCTCGTCGAACAGGCTGGCGATCAATAGCGGGTTCGAGAACAGCCCGGGGATCTTCATCATGTCCCCGACCGTGTCGAGCTTGCCGGCGCGCGCCTCGGGCAGGAAGTTGATCGGCTCGATGTTGAGGTGGAATCCGCCGCCGTCGAAGTCGAACTTGTCCCAGTCGATCTCACGGATCCACGGCGCGAGTTCGGCCTTCGACTTCTTGTCGTCGGCCTCGGTCATGAGCAGCTTGGCCTCATCGATCATCGCCGTCCCGCAATCCACCCGGCTCATCGAGTACTGGAGATCGAGGTACGAGAACCGGTCGCTCTGCAGATCGTCCATCGTGTCGAGCGCCTTGCCCGACGCGTTGGGCCCCAACGTGCTCTTGCTCGAGGCCGCGAGCTGGCTGATTCCGGCGATCTCGTACATCTCCTGGATGAGCCACCGGAGCGTCTGGATCGCCTGATCGCTCGCGGGATTCGGAGCGAAGTACTTCGGGTCTGCGTCGTCGGTCTCGATGACCACGGGGTCACGCGCTCGCAGGTGCCCCTTGTTGATGTTCGAGCCCCGGCGCGCGAAAATCTTCAGGCCGGAGCCCCAGTAGATCGCGGTCTGGATGTCGCTCCACAGCTCGTTGACCTTGTTCTGCGACCCGGCGAGCTGCTGCACGAGGCCGATACCCAGGAATCCGCGGAGCGCCGGCGTCCATGTCACCCGCGCAAGAGGGAAGCGCGGCCGATGCCACCCGCTCTCCTTGAGCGGCGGGCCCTGGTCGCGGATGCCGATGAGGTGCTTGCCGTCGTCGGCGCCAGGGAAGCTCGGTAACCGCCAGGCCTTGATGACCTCGATCTGGTCCTTATCGATCGGCGCGTCGTAGTCGTACGGCGCCCAGATGTCGCGCGTCGCCGGCGCGGCCTTCATGATGCGCGCGCGCGCCTCCGGGAACTTCGCCGCAAGCACGTCGCGGTCGAGCAGCTTCACGCGCGCCAGTGTCCACGGCCAATCGTTGTGCCGCGGCTCACCGTCGTCGAACACGAGCTCGCTCCGCGGGAAGCGCTCTGGGATGACGTCGCCGCCGATGCGCAGGATCTCAGCGAACCCGTCGCCGCGCACCACCGCGTCGCGGAGCTGGAGCGGCATCGTGCGCTCTATGTTCGGCGACCCCATCTTTCGCCGAATCACCCGGCTCGCGCGCCGCGCGTATAGCTTCTCGCTGTACTCGGCGTCGTCGGCCGAGATGATCGGCATCGAGCGGTGCTTGCCGATCCTCGACACCACCGTATCGATCATCGACTGGATCAGATTGAGGTAGCTCGAGGCCTTCGACTGCGCGCGCAGGAAGTCCATCGCGGCGGTACCCAGCCGGCGCCCGACCGGCCGGCCCTCGTAGATCGCCTCGTGGATGAGGTCCATCGCGTGGTAGCCGCGGAGGTACGCGCGGCGCACGTCTGACCACTGCCAGAGCGCGTCGAGCGCTTCCTCTCCGGACAGCCGCCACCAGCCGCGCCCGTCGCCGGCGGCGTCCTTGGGGCCGTCGTCGTACTGTCGTCCGACCCGCTGGTCGGCGACGTCCTTGCGCTTACGGCGCGTCGGTGGTGCGCGGGTGCTGGTGCGCTTGGGTGGTTTGTTCGTCGATCTCGATCGTGCCGTCGCTCCACACGCGCCCGACCTGATTGCCCTCGATCATCACCTTGTGCGTGACGCGCGGAAGGTTAACCCAGTAGCGCACCTTGGCCTCGTAGCAGTCGTTGCTCACGCTGCTCCCTCCGCGCCGTGCTCGATCTTGACGCCGTGCTTCCGGAGCCACGGCTCGACCTCGGCCCACACGGTTTCCTCTCCCTTCGCCATCGCCGCCTGCCCCTTCGTGAGGTCGACGTGCGGCGTGATCAGGCGGATGACGCGGTCGACCGGCGGAGGTTGACCGGGGTGAGCCTCGCGCCACTTCCGCAACGCGCGGGACATCGCGACGCCCTCGATGATCCAGGGGCCGGGCTCGTCCAGCCACATGCTCGCGATCCGCGACGCCTCGGACCATGCCTCCTTGCCGAGGTGCTTGCACTGCTCGATGAGGTCGTCGGTGTGGCGGATCGCGCCGCACGAGCACGCCTCGTCGAACGCGGAATCGCAGCTCACGTGCAGCGGCGCCGCGAGGTTGCCGGCCAGCGTCGTCTTGCCGGTCCGCGGTCCGCCGGTGATGCAGATGCGTGTCACGGTCAGCTCCATACCAGCACGACGCCGACAACCTGCGCCGATGCGTTGAGGATGAAGCTCGCCTGCGTGGGGTCGAGCGATATCGAGTCGGGGTCGGTCGGGTGCAGCTTCACTCCGGTGTCCCCGCCGGCCCCCTTGATCTTGATCGTCGCGGTGTTCGCCGCCGGCTTGATGATAGTCACCGCGGTGGGGATGGTTCCTCCGGTCGGAACCGCGATCGTGTTGTCGCCGATCGCCAGGCTGATCGGTGGGGCGGTCGCCGCCGGGCTATTCACGTTCGCCGCGGCTGACGCCGACGGGTTGCTCACGCGATCACCCGAGAACCCCAACGTGATCGCGCGGGTTGATGTCGCGCTCACCAGTACATCTCCTCGATGAGGTCGCCGTACTCCGTGCGCAGTCGGCGCCACCGCGGCGCTGTCATGATCATCCCGCCGTTGTCAGGCGTGCCGCTGTTCGGCGTGCGGTACGCGTCGAACAGGAACGCGGCCACGAGCATGCAGCGGATCACTCGAACATCCTACCCGCGAGCGCTTCGCTGATGTGATGGTCGATCGCTTTGTTCTCATCCGGAGTCGCGTGCTTCCTACATGGCAGGCCGCTGTGCGGGAAAATCATCGCGCAGTCTCCGCAGAACACGGTCAAGCTCCCGATCTTCTCTTCGCTCCGCGCGCGGACCTCGTCCCACGTCAGCATCACCCACCTCGCCCGATCGCAGGCTGCAGCTCGGTGCCCGGCACCTTCTCGCCTGCTACCCGCCGGTAGAGCTCGCCGCCGAAGGCCTCCATGATGCCGCCGTCCGGGCGCTCGTCGTCGCGATCGCTGCCCGGTGTCGGGCGGTGCAGCTTGATCGATGCGCATCCCACGCTCAGCTCGTCGACCTCGAAGCCTCCATCGCGCAGCCGCTCGAGCGCCGCCACCAGCGCTGCCGCATCACCGGTAAGCGCCGTACCCGCTGTACGGGTCGCCTTGTTCGTCTTGTGGCTCACAGATTGCGCTCTCAAGTTCTCGCTCATCCCTTATAACCGCTTCTGGACTTCCTGGCACGATTTTTGGCTCTTCTGGTCGGTACCGGTGGTGAAACGACTCGCGGTGCGCGTACAGGCCGCCGTCGCTCGCGTCGTGCGGTGTCCCGTCCTCGACCTCTCGGCCGTCCTCGGTGCGTAGCGGCTTCCACCGGTGCGCCTTCCACTCGACCATGAGCACAGAGTCCTTGCGCAGCTTCAGCAAACCCTTGCGAATGTCAGTATTTAGCTGGTTCTGTGCGATCCTCTTGTTCTGCTTAGTCGCCTCGATGATCGGCAAATGGTACCGGTCCACCCACCGTTTGGACCACCCCATCACGGCCGGCTTGCCGCCGCCGCCGGCGTCCGCCGCCCAGAGCGAGATGCCGACCTGTGCGCGCACCGCATGGAGGTGGCCGGCCATCTCGTCGTAGTCGAGCCCTGACCGCTTCCAGCTCGCGAGCTCGTACAGGATCGGGTCCTTGAGCGACCACGCCCAGATCACGAACGCGAACGCCGCGCGCGTCCCGAGGTCGGCGCCGAGCGCGAGGAAGTACTCGCGGCCACCGCGGCGCTCCGGGAGGTCGAGCATCGCAGCGCGCAGGTCGGGGAACCCGTCGGCGGCCAGGCGGACCGGCGCGTAGACGATCTCGTGCTCGGGCACCTTGTGGAGCTCGTAGACGTAGCGAGCCCCCTCCTTGACCCAGCGCGCCTTCCACTCGCGCAGCACGTCGGGGTCGTCGTCGTCGAGCCCGTTCTTGCGGATCGCCGACGCCGCCGCGCGCTCCCACCGGACCGCGATCGCCGCCGTGTCCGCGTCGGCCTCGGTAGCGAACGGGCCCCAGCGGTGCGCTCCCTCGGTGATTTCGGCCGCCGACCACGCGTGCGTCGAGCGCTCGGTACCCGGCTGGTCATAGAGATTGTCCTCGACGTACCACCGCCCGCCCTCCCACACGACGCGCCCAAAGAACGGGTTGTCCGTGACGGTGAGCTCGTGGACCTCCCACCCCTTAGAGCGCTCCGATTCGTCGTCGCGCGTGACCTCGTAGAACATCCCGACCAGGTCTCGGCTCGGCGTGCCCGTGAGCCAGCACTCGGCTCCGAAGTCCGACATCCCGGCCATGATGACCGCGCGGTAGAGCCGCTCCAGCCACCGGAAATCCTGCGCCTCATCCACCCAGTAGACGTGCTTCGCGAGGCCTCGAAGATCCATGATCTTACCCTCGTCGTCGGCTCCGAACAGCTCGATCTTGGAGCCGTTGCTGAACCTGAGCTCGAGGTCGGCATCCCGCACCTCGACGGTCACCCCGCCCAGGTCGAACTTCGGCACACCACGCTGCTCGAGCCGGGTTCCGTATCGCTCGATGACGTCGACGAGCCCGCTCTGCGTGTCGTTGCGCCAGCAGCGCGCCCTCGCGTTCACGCGCGTGTCGGTGATGTACACGGCGCGGAACCGCGGGTGCTCCACCGCGCGCGCGATCAGCTCGCGGCAGCCGCCGGCCGTGGCCCCTGAGCGCCGAGTCTTCTTGGTGGCCCGCTGCTTCGCCGGCGATCGAAAGAACCCGCGCTGCTTCGGGTGGTAGAACCCGCGCAGCGTGTCGACGAGCTCCTGGATGCGCTTGCCGACGGCCTCGCCCGGGTCAGCCGCCGGCTCGGCGCGCGCGGCATCTGCCTCCGCTGCCGCAGTTGCCGCGGCGCGCAGCCGGTCGAGCTCATCCTGTTCTGCGCGGAGCTTCGCCGCCTGCTCGAGCCGCCGCTCGCGCGCCTGGCGCAAGAGCTCGAGGTCGGCATCCACGCGTCAGTTCTCCGCGAGCGCGCCTTCGTCGACGTCGTGCACTTCGACCTTCATGCCCATGCGCTCGAGCTTGAGCTTGGCGCTGTCGCCGATCATGTAGAGCTTGAGCAAGCACGCGTTGCAGTCGGCGAGCTGGATGCGCTCCACCGCCTGCGCCCAGTCCCGCGCCAGCATGATCGCGTCGCCCGGCGGGACGTCACCAGCGCGCAGGCCGCAGAACGTAACCACGTTGGGCAGGAACTCGACGTGCGTCGTCATGGAGGTCAATACGTTCGCTTGCCGCCGCGTGGCCTCGGATCGATGGGCATCGCGCGAGCTGCCTTCTTCAACGCATCGTGGTGCGCCACGTGATCGAACGTGCGGCCCTTGTCGTCCTTGACGAACTCCTTGGCCACACTCTCCGGGACGCCCGTACGCTGGGCCTCGGCCGGGTTGCGCGCGACCATCTCCATCAAGTTGTGCTGCTTCTTGCTGGTGCTCGGCATGTCAGCTCCTCAGGTCACCGAGTTTCCGTCCTTGTCGATCGTCACGGACTTGGCTCCGTTGATCGCGCAGCATGCGGTCGGGAACACGCGAGCATCGATCTTCCGGCAGTACAGCGGCCGGCCTACCGAATCGGGTCGCTTGGACGGGACGCCGAACGGACACCGCTTGCATCCCCATCCACCTACCGCCGACCGAGCGAAGGCAGCGAGACCGATCGACGACCATAGACCCCATGCCTCGGGGTCGCCGGCGCACTTGTTCTCGTAGTGGCGGCAGCTGTCGGCGTCCAGCTTGAGCCGGATCGGCGTGCGCCCATCCGACTGCACGACGCGCAGGCACTTGCCGCCCTCCTCCTTGTTGCAATCGCCGCAGACGTAGTCTCCGTCATCGTCGACAGTGCGCGGGTTTCCGGTGTACTTGTCGGCATAGTCGAGCTCGTTGGCGGCGGCCAGCCTCTGGTGGTTCTCGTACTTCTCGCGATCTGGGCTGAAGTCGTCGGGCTGGATGCACAGGCCATCTGGGCCCCGCGTCGGAGTCGTCACCGTGCGGACCAGCGGATGCTTGGTCCTGGCCTCATCCATCGACCGGAACGGTCCCCCGACGATATCGCCGGCGTCGCCCTTCACGAAGAACCGCCCCCCGCTCGACTTCGTGTACTTCATGGCTCCTGCCCACCCGACGCGCCCGCGCAGAACGCCTGGAACGCGTCCCGCAGCGCGGTGTTGGTCGCGACAACCGCCTTGGTCGCCTCGTGCGCGGCCCGCGCGGCGTCCTGCAAGGCGCGGTAACGAGCGGCGTCTGGTCCGGTGAGCACGATGGCGTCATCCGGGATATGGCGTAGGTTAGGGATGCAGGAGAGGTGGATCCTCGCCTGCGTCTCCAGCCCAGGATCGCATGGCTTGCCGCAGCGCTGGCAAGCGGCCACCTCGACGCAGGATGCGACAGATAGGCCGGCGACCGGTAGCGTGGTGCCGTTGCCATCTCGGTAAGCGGTCGGCGCGTCGCGAAGCTCGCGCACGCCTTCCTCGGCCGCGCGGTCGACTGCCTGCATGGCGATCTCCAGGCCGGTCGGATCCGCGCGCGCTGCCTCGATGTCAGCCATCGCCTCGGGCGTCCGGCGTGGACCGCCGCGCATCACTCGCGCCATCTCTCGTTCCGGCGCTTGATCGAGCAACCCTGGCTTGTCGCCGACGATCGTCATCGCTTCGGGCCCCACGTCGTGCCCGGCAGCTGGCCCGGGATGCCCGTGCGCCCCTTGACCGGCTCGCGCGCCGCCGCGGCCTCTGGCGTCACCGCGGGCTGGGTGGCCGCGCCGGGGTCCGCGGAGCCCGGCATCTTGTGCGCGGCGTCGATCTGCTCCTGGGCCTCGGGAGTGCGCGTGGCGACCTTGCGGGTCGTGAAGTCGATCGCGGTGTCGCTCACTTCCCGCCCCCGTATCCTGGCAGCTTGCTCGGCGCCCCGGGGTGGCTCTCGGTCGGACGTTCGGCGTCAACGACCTGTTCGCTGTCACCGCGCCGGCGATCGGCGTCGGTTCCGCTCTGCCAGTTCGCTGGCATCGCGCGGGCGGTGGCAATCTGGGCTTCGCAGTCGGGCAGTCGCTTGGGCATCGTGTCCTCCTGGCGCAGCGTAGCGCGCCGCCTGGTCAGTCGTCGAGGTCAGTCGTCGAGGTCGTACATGTCGAGCACCACCCGCGTCCGCTCGCGCTCGGCTGCAGCCGCGACCTTGGCGCGGAGCTGCGCTGACCAGTGGGAGCTGACCGCTTCGCGCTGGGCTTGCGTGAAGCACCGACGAGCGGTCTGGCCGACCACGTTTTCCATGCGAGCGTGGTCGTCGAAGTATAGCAAGCTGCGCAGCTTACGATCGTCGTACTCGACGTCAAGCGGGTCGCTCGCGTCATCGGCCTTCGCCCAGTTCGCCCAGTCGATCTTCGCGGGTCTGTAGCGCGAGTGCGCGGCCTCTGCGAATCGATGTTCGTTCGGCTGTTGTCGGGTCGGCGACAGTTCGCCCGTCGCGGCCGAGATCTTGACCGGTCCGTGCTGCGTGTCGACGTACAGCGCGCCGTCGCGCTCAAATAGCCGGAAGGCGGGCTCTCCTGCCGGCGGCAGCTGGGCATACGGCGAACGCACATTGATTGGTGTCGCGAGGTGATCGACCTGCTTCGCGATCGTCTTCTCCGCGACCTGAGCGATCAACGAGTCCGGGTGCCGGTCGGCCATCTTATCGCCGAGCGCGTAGGGACCTGGGACGCGGCGTAGGTTAGAGCAGCTCGAGTACGAGATGTGATCGCCGGGCTTGTATTGGTGGCTACCGCGCTCCACACGGAGCGCCGCGCCGCGCGTTCCATCGCCGCAGTCGTACACGCGATCGATGGTCCCCTCGAACCATCGGGGATCTGCAGCATGCCAGCGCGGATCATGCTCATTGCCGCCGCGCACGTAGTCGCCGCGGCGCAGCGGAGCATTATCCGCCGTCACTTCTTTCCCGCTACTGGCTTGGTCTCCGGGGGCCTCCGCTGCACCTCAGCCAGGTTGGAGGCCGGGACCTCGACGTCGATGTCGCCGTTCGCTCCGCCCATGCGGACCTCGAACACGATGGAGGTCCGCTGCTCGCCGAGATCGGGGTTACCAGGCCTCGGAGTGACCTTGCCGGCGACCTGGCTCGACGATGGGGCGCTCGCGATCCAGAAGTCCTCGGCTCGGTTGCCAAGCGTGACCGGGACGTGCATGCGCACGGCGATGATGGGGCGGTCGTTGCTCATGGGGTCGGTTATTCCTCTCGTCATGATGGTAGTTCGAGGTTGCCGCCATCGACGCTCACGATCGACGTCACCTTGTCGAGCCCGCGCAGGATGCCGGCCACGTGGCTCTCACGGATCAGCATCTGCTCCGACCCATCGTCGGTCGGGTAGATCAGCTGCTCGCCGCTCGAAGGCGCTCGGAAGAACACCACGACGTCACCGGCCGCTACCAGCAGCGGAACCGTGGTCCCCGCGGTCGTGATGCGGCCCTGCCCGACCGCGATCACCTCGGCCTTGAGGTACGGCGTGTTGTCCGTCGCCATCTGCGGGACGTAGAGCCCGGACCGCGTGCGCTCCTCGGGGCGCAGCAGCCGGACAAGCATGCGGTCGTAGAGCGGCTCGATGGTGGGCATCAGCGTGGCCTCGTCGGTGACAGGAACTGGTCCAGCGGGTAGTAGGTGCTCGCGCGGAAGTGCTCTCGCATCGCGGTGGAGCTCGGGCCGTCGCTCGTGCAGGTGACCAGCGACGTGCGCGCGATCCCGATGCGCGCGAAGATCGCGCGGACCAGGCCGCGGCAGCGCAGCTGCTCGCCGGCGTCGTCGTGGTCGCGGGTGTACGCGTAGTGGACGATCGGAAGTCCAGCGGCGTCGACGTAGACCACCCACGCGAGGATGTAATCCCGCGCCCCCCGGCCGTTGCCGGCCTGGACGGACACGAGTGCCTTGGTGTCGGCGCGGTCGAGCACGGCGTCGATGCGACGGTTGTGCTCGGCGATCGCGTCGTGCCGGAGCTGTCCCTTCGAGCGCGGCGCTGTCTCCCGCTTGATCCCATGTCGGGCGATCGCGTGGCCGCCCTGGCGTATCGAAGCCATACTGCGGCTCCACGTGCGGGCGATGTAGCCCTGATCCTCGGGTAGCGGCGGGCGGATGATCGCGTTCATGTAACGGGCGTTACATGAACGCCCACTGTGTAGACAATCACACGCCGTGCCAGGTGTCAATCATTCGTCGCGTGCGAGCGGATCTCCGCGAGCGGATCGCGATCGCTGCCTGACCGCGCGGCGCGAGCGGCGTCGACGTCCGGGCGCTCGAACAGGTGCCATCTGCGATCGCTACCGAGGTGGCGGACCTCGGCGAACCAGGGTTCGTGGCGCAGGGTGGCGCGTGCCTCCTTTGCGTCGATGGTACCCGCCGGTCCATACCGGCGCACGCGCTCGAGCACGAACCCGGGCGACAAGGTGGCGGCCAGCGACGCTCCTCTACGACGCGCCCGGTTCGTCTGCGCCGTGTCTCCTGTCACCCGATTCGCCGCCGATGCAAATGCCTTCAGCGTCTGCCCGATCACCATGCGCTCGGGTACCTCGTACGCGATCTCCGGACCCCGCTTCGTTTTCGCTGGTTCGTCGTCGCAAGCCGAGCACACCGACACCATGGCGTCGCCACGTCCGAGCGGGCGCTGCACGAACGGACCGCGGTCGTCAGTGCAGATCGCGCAGAACGCGCTCATTTGACCTCGATGGCGCCGAGTTTGGCGAGCTGCTTGCGCACGACTCGGAGCATCGCGTGGATGTGGTTCGCGGCCGCATCACGCTTGCCGAGCCCGGTCCCCGTGACCGATCCGAAGATCGCATCGAACTCCGCGACCAGCATCGGGGTGGCTTCGTCGTACGCGGCGTCGAGGTGCAGGATCATGCTTTCGAGGTGCTGTTCGATCTTGCCGAGCACGCGGCTCATGTGCGTGTCGGTCATGACCACCTCGCGCGGCCCATCGAGTCGCGCCACTTCAGGTGCGCGATCACCAGCAGGTCATCGCCGATCACGGCGAGCAGTCGGCCGAACGCGCGGATCAGGAACCACGCGAGGATCAGCACTGGTCTCCTCCGAGTCCGATCTCGGCGCGCGACTTGTCGACGCTGACAGCCGTGTTGGCCGCGTAGGTCATCGCGCACGCTCAGGCGCTGGCGCTGCACACTCAACGGCGTGCTGGCGGTACATCGCGATGACCAGATCGGCCTCAGCCTGCGCGTGCTTCACGCGCTCTCGCATGGGCTTGCCGTCGTAGATGTTGCGCAGGGCGTCGACGTACGCCGCTGCGAAGATGGCGCGCTCGATGTCGGTCATGACTGCTCTCCTCTTGAGCCCTCTGATGTTGAGCTCGAGCTGGGCCGGCCGAGGTAGCGCGGCCCACGCCGGGGGCATGACGCCCAGCGGTGCTCGATGCGCTCACGGTAGCACGGTTTCGCTCACCGATCGCTCGTGAGCGAAACCTCAGACCCGCGGGGGCCAGTGCCATGTACCAGGCGACGTGCCCTCGTCGATGCTGGTCGCCCAGTGGTCTGACGGACCGTCGAGGTGGACCTTGAGGTTGATCTTTCCGCTATCGCCGAACACTCTAACAACGGTCGCCGGAGCCTCTAGAGCACCGTTGTTCCCGAGCGTGGAGTCCGTCGGTAGGGTGTAGATCACGATGCGGCCGATGGTTGGCTTCATGAGCCGGACCGTAACACACGCCGCAGCTCGGCAGCCTCCGGGCTCGTGTCCTGCCATAGCTCGGCGTGCTGCTCGGGCGTCAGGTTGCGCGCCACGCGCTCGAGGTGCTCGCGCCGCTGCTGCGCCTGCGCCAGCGACAGCAGGTCGAACCCTCGCTCGTCGCGCTGCATAACCCAGTGCTCCGGGGCCGCGAGCACGGAGCGGATCTGGAGCTCGAGCCACTCCGACCCCGGGCGTGGCGTCCGGGCATGCAGCGCGGCCGGGGACAGCATCAACTGGTCGATCCCCAGGCGGAACACCTTCGTGCCGAGGCGGACCGCGGCGATCATCGCCTGGGTTGTCCGAGTTCCAGGAGCGCAAACCGTTGCTCGGCATCGTCGAGCGACGCGGTCGCGACCACGGTGCGCTCGTCGGTCGTGGTCACGGCATCGGCTACCTCCGCGACCGCGGGGACAAGCACCGCCGGCGCCAGGCGCTTCGCGATCGTCGGCTTGTCGGCGCACGCCTGCGCGCGATCTACGGCGTCCTGCCCGATGCTGTCGGCCCGGCACGCGTGCGCGTCGTACTCGCGGCGCGCGACCTCTGGATCCCCAACGCGCAGCCCAGTTAACCCGCACGCGCAGCGCGCGAAGTAGGAGGCCACAGCAAGCCGGCCAGCCTCGACCTCATGCTCTACGTCGGCCCACTTCGCGACCTGGCCGGTGTCGAGCACCACGTGCAGCGCGAGCGCGCGGTTGCGGCGGGCGACGTCGGCGCGGACAATATCGACGTCTCGCCGGTACCCCGCCATCCTCGCCTCGAACTTCGCCCGGCTCTCGCCGTAGCGCGGCCGCGGGGTGCTGTCGACGGAGGTGATCGCCGGCGTGTAACCCTCGCCGGCAGCGAGATCCGCGGCGGTCAGCGGCTCCACGAGGTCTTGCTGCTCGGCGCCCGCGGCGGTCGAGTGCAGCGCGATCCCGAGCACAAGTAATGCTTGTCGATCATCATTCGAGCCAGCGGCGCGGAACGCAGCCCGACGTTCGCTGCGGGACATCGCACGGTAGGACTCGAGGTCGAGACGCCCGATGTCGTTGCTCATGGCAACAACGCCCCCTGGTACCCGATCCGCTTGGCCTCGTCGCCAAACACGCGATCGATCTCGATCTCGAGCACCTTCCAGTCGGCCTTATTGTAGTCGTGGGTGCCGACTGCTCGTGTCCACAGGACATGCAGTGCCGTGTGCGCTACGTGGTATCGACCGAGTAGGTCGCGAACTTCTGGATCGGTCTCCGATCTAAAGGCTTGACGCGTACCCTGATCGCGCATGCCATACCGGAGCACGACTCCGGGGGCAGGCGCAAGTACCTCGCGATCAGGTCGCGGTCGTCGTCGTATCCGCGGGCAGGAACGCCGCCACCTTCGCGGTCTCGGCACGCATCCCGTCGATGATCGACTGGAGCGCTTGCGCGGTCGTCGGATCGATGCCTCCGCCGGCGATCGCAGCCTGGAGCTGCGCGATCTGCGCCTGCTGAGCGGTCGCGAACGCGAGTAGCGCGTCGGTCTTGGCCTCGAGGTTATGTTAGGCGTTGCTGAGGTCGTCGAGCTTGCTCATGATCTGGTCCTGTTTCTGCGTGATCCGTTGGAGTGCGGCGCGGTCTCCGCGGGTGAAGAACACGCGGTGTGGTAGCACGCGCCGGCGCTACTCGTCCACGCTGGCGCCCGGAGGCAACGCGCGCTTGGCCGCGAGCTCGGCCTCGAGCTCATCGACGCTGAGAGCCCGCACCGCCTCGCGCCCGAGCGCCGCCATCTGCTGTTCGTACTCGTCGTCGGACAGCGGCGCGCGCCCGCTAACCCGTCGCGCGAGCAGCTGCACCTTCGCGGCCTCGAGCTCCTGCTGGGCGAGGTTTCGGTAGCCGTCCTGGTAGAGCCTGGCGACGCGGCACCACTCCTTGCTCGGCAGCCCGACGGGGTTGTCCCGCAGGTCTCGCTCGAGCCGGGCGGCGAGCAGTCCAAGCATGCTCGCCTGGCGCTCTGCCTGTGAGCGCAGGAACTGGCGCATCCAGCCGTTGTGGCGCCAGGCGTCGCGCGGTTCTGCGGCGGGGGTCGGCACGTGCTACGCCGACAGCATACACCACCGCGCTTGATCAGGCGTCGAGATCGATATCCGCCCGCTCCTCGCCCCGGCGCCGCTGCTCGGCGTCGTCCTATCGCTCCTGATCGATCTCAGAGCGCAGCGCACCGATGATCTCGTCCAGTGCCCCGCACCGGATCGGTCTGTCCGACGTCTCGCGCTCAGCCTCCGCCAGGGCCAGCACGGTCGTGCCGGTATGCCGAGCGCGCAAATCCAGCTCCCGCTCGAGAGATGCGGTCTCGCGTGGCCACTCGCTGCGCGGTCTCACGCGACACCTCGCGCGCTCAGCTGGCCCAGCGTGGCGCCGCCGGCCAGGCGCTCCGCGGTCTGCTCGAGGTCCCGCATGAGGTCGCCGGTGCTGCATGGACCGGCGGCGAGCACGACACCAGACAGCAACGGCGCCCCAGTGGTCCGATCTATGCCGGAGTATGCGGCCTGTACTGTCGCCCGGCCCCTGGCATCCGTAGCGCGGTCCCGGTGCGACTGCACCATGCCAGGAGTCAGAATGTATCCGGCGGGTAGTGCGGTCGCCACCCGGCCCGCGATGATCGCCTCGAGACCGTCGGCGCTCAGCTCCATCGCGTCTGCGATCGGGCCCCACTGGAACCCCACGCCGTTGGCGGCGCGCTCGTAGTCAGTGCGGGCCGCGCGCGCGGCGTCGAGCAGGTCGAGAGCGGTGGGGGCATCTGAGGCGCTTGCTCGGACGGCATCGCTCCATGCCGTGTACGCGCGATCCGCCGCGGCATCAAGGGCGGCGCTGAGCGGCGACGACGCGGACACCTCAGCACGCGAATCGGCAGCCGCCCGGTACTCGCGAGCCGCATTGACCACGGCCTGCTCGATGCTATCGTCGATCGCCAGGCAATAGCGCGTGCCGCGACCCAGCCCGCTGGTCACGACGGCACCGCCCTCGATGAGCGAGCCGAGCGCCAGCGCGAGCTCGGCTCGTGTGCATCCGCTGGTAGCGCATAGCTCGCGCGCGGTCAGCGCCTCGTCGCGCACGAGGATGGTCAGGATCAGCGAGGTCAGTTCGAGGTGACTCACGACTGCGCCTCCGAGTCGGCGATCACGTCAGCGACCTCGGACAGCGCTTCCTCGCGCGACATCGCTGCTGCCCGCGCGCGCTCTGGATCGGTCAGCGCGATGTCCTTTCCGACGGCAAGGCCGAGCGCGCGGTCACAGATCGCGACCTGCATGTGGTCGCCGTGGTTTGCCGCCTCGGCGGAGAGAGCGTGGATTTGAGCGGTGGTCGGGGTCTTCATGGTGATCTCCCATATTGCTTGCGCCGTGCCACGATGTAGTAACGTGCAAGTTGTTGTGATCCTACTAGACGCAACGCGCTATATATTCTGGAGTGTTGCACGCCAGTCACACCACCCGGATACGAGTCGCAACACTCCGGACAACGGTCCATAGCGCCAGACACTTGACGTAACGGTGCTCACAATGCGATCAGATCCGCTGTCCCGGCGCGATCGGGTGCAGGACGGATCCGGTCACGAGCCGACCGACGGCCGCCATGAGCGCAGCGGAGTACAGCCGATCGATCCGGTCGGCGAGCGCTGCCAGCGGGTGGATGATCCCGTTCAGGCGCTGCTCTTCTCGCGCGCTGGCAACGAACCACGCGAGCTCGTCATCGGGCAGCTCGTAGGCGCTCGACTTGTACGCCGCCGTGCCGGTCGGCATCGGGGGAACCCTGGGCAGGTCGGTCATCGCGCCTACCACCTGTTTCTGGAGCTCATGGAGCGCTCGCACAGCCTCGCTCCTGGCATGCTCGGCGGCCATCAAATCGGCGTGGTCGCGCTCGGCCTGGTCGTTGGCCGCGCTGATGCGGCGCTCGAGGTCGACCGCCTTGGCCTTGCGCTCGCTCAGCTCACATCGCAGATCGTCCACGAGCGAGCACAGCCGGGCGATCTGGTCAGTGGTCTCGCGCGTGACCTGAGCGCGCGCTGCCTGTTCCGCGGCCCGCTGCTTTCGCTCCTCGTCCAGCGCGCTCGCGAGCAGCTCGCACCCCTCGCCGAGTTGGTACGCTTCATCGTCGCTCAGCTCGACCTCGTACGGAAGTTCTCGTACAGCCTTCGCCTTGGCTGCCAGCTCGAGCAGATCGTCGATGTTGAGCGGCGCCGGCAGCGGATATCGCACGTGTGCAATCCGCTCGGATTCCCGCGCCATCACCTCACCTCCATCTGGCGGATGATCGACGCGATCTCATCGGCCGCCGACCGGCAGATCTGTTCGAGGGCGCCAGCCTGGTAGGCGAGCCGGCCGCGCGCCGCCATGTCGGGATCGGTGCCGCGCTCAGTGGCCGCCGCGCGCTCTGCCGTGTACTCGGGCGCCGCAGCGAGCCTCGTGGCCAGCGCGCGTAGCCTGGCGATCGCGTCCGCGCTCACGACGCGCCCCCTATCAGCTCGAGACACGTGCGTCCCAGCGGCGTGAGCGCCGACATCACGGGGCTCAGACCGCCGCCGTACGAGTGCACTAGTGCGCGCCGGTGAACCGATCCGTCTATGCGGAGCTGCGCGCCGAGCTCGGAATCTACGGTGATGTATCGCTGAGGTCCAGCCTGCAGGTGACGCAGCCTTGCCACGTGGCATGGCCCGCAGCGCGCCATAATCATCGCGGCGGCCTGGCGCGCTTCGTCGCGCGTCACGACGCACCTGCCGACGTGGTTCGTAGCCGTTCCGTTGCCGCTTCGATGTTGCTCATGTCGCGCTCCTTCCGATGGTGGTGATCACGTGCTCGAGGTCGCGGTACGCGCGCTGTGCTGCGATCGTCGCCTCGTCGATATCCTTGACAGCCTTGCGCTGCTCGCCTGCGGTCACCGATATTTCCCGGCGGGCCACCTGCAGCTGCGCGATCGCGATCGACAGGCTGCGCATCGCGGTGCACGCGCGGGCGTACTCGATGTGGCGGGTGTCGCTCACGGCTCAGATCTCCTGCCTGTCGCCGGGACGCTCCATCGACTGCGAGATCGTGCCGTCGGGATGCACGGCGACATCCGGCACGCCGGGCACGGGCCATCCGTCGGCGCCGTAGTAGTCGGTCGACAGCCGGGCGCGGGCCGCGGGATCGTAGCCCTGGCGCGCCTCGTCGACATGCCTGGCGGTGAGGCCCAGCCGGCGCGCGGTCAGGACATGCTCCGGGGCCGCCGGGTCGGCGAGGTACTCGCGGATCTGCGCTGCCGCCGCCGGGTCGCGGTGCATGGCGCCTGCGTAGTGGATGAGCTCGTCGCGGCCGGTGGCGCGGAGATGGGCGATGATTGATTCCTGGTCGGTGATCGTCATGATGACATACGATAATGCTTGCGGCGTGCCACCTGATCTGGTGGCCCAACATCGCGACATCACGATCGACGCGTATCTTCTGCACGTCACGAGTGACGCAAGATCCTCACGCCTATGGATACGGATCGCAACACTCCGGACCTGGTAATCCGGACGCGCGCTGGTCGTTTCTAGCACTTGCGTGTCGATCATACCTGGCACGCCGCAAGCAAACCGTTGATCACCATGACGATCACCATCACCACCAAGCTGATCCGCGCTCTCCGCTCAGAGGCAATCGCAGCCGGCGACTATGCCCAGGCCGACCTTTGCCAGCGGGCACTGTCAACCGACACCATCGACCAGGACGGCAACCGGATCCCGTACGCCGAGATGACCCAGGACGATGCGATCGAGGCATGCGCCAGGGTGATCGCCAATGCGGCTGCGCAATGACCTAATCGCTGACCTTGGCATGGACATCGACCGTGTAGTGGCGATGCGGCACGGGGTATCACCTGGATGGGTGCAGCGGCTCCGCGCGCGCCATCGCATACCGCCATATGGAGCATCGGCCCCCGCTCAGCTTGCGACGCCTGACCTCGTAGGTCGATCGCGGCACGAGCGCCGTATGTCCGGCCTGACCGTGCGCGAGATAGCCGATCAGGACGGATGCTCGCCATCATCGGTGAGCGATGCGATCTCCCTGTATCGATATCGGTCACTCGACGAGTCGTAGCGCGGTCGTCGCCAGCGCTTGTACCAGCGGATCTCGTGCACCATCCCGCACGTCACGTCGTCGTCCGCGAGCACGACGCATCGCAGGTGCTGCCGGCCGCGGTGCTTGCCGCGCAGCTGCACGCGCACCGACGCCACGCCGTACCGCCGGCCGGTCTGCGTCTGAATGACGCGACCGACCTCGACGCGAGCAACGAGGTCGACGTAGATCCCGACCACTGCTCCGGCAGGAGCTGTCACTCTACGAGCCTCAGCGCCGTGCGGAGGATCGCCGGGTCTGACCTCCCGTGGTCGATCTCGTGCACGATGCAGCGGGCGCGAACCTCATCAGTGACGTCGGCCGCGTGGGCGTAGAACAGCGCGTGCGGGAACGGCATGTCGCCGGACTTTTCCACGCCCGGAGGCGGCTCGAACTCCATGCGCTCGCCGACGGGGTGGCACACTACAGCGGTCCGCTTCCAGAGATCGGGGAACCACGCTTTCACGTCCGGAGACCAGCGGAGCAACGCGCAGAACCGCGTGTGCCCGTAGTGCGCGATCGCCTGCGGAACGAGGTCGTACGGCGGCTGGATCCAGACGCGGGTGAGCTCGTCGGCGACGCCGCTTCGGGATCCGTGTCGCTCGCCGAGCAGGTAGTTCCCCGGGTGTTCCCCGGGCCTGCCTCCACCGAATGCGTCGCCTCCGTCCTCGAGCATGCACCTGGTCACCGACGCGATGTGTGATCGCGGGTTGGAGAACGGGTCGTGGTCCCATGTCCCGACTGCCCGGGCCCACTCGGAGCTGGTGCACCACGTGCCGCGGTCGACTTCCCCGCTGCCTCCCTTGACGTTCGCCTTGCCGTCCCGCAACACGCGCTTTCGATCCTCAGGCTTGAGGCGCTTGATGGCGTCGATCACCTGGTCGGCGGTGAGCTCGGCGAAAAGCACCTGCGCCGGGCGCGTCGGCGGTGCCTTGGCTCCGGTCTGACCGTCGTCATCGTCATCCGGATCGGAGGTGCCGCGGGGTCGCAGGTCAATGCCGGCCTCGGCCATGCTCGGGAGCCGTGTACGCTCGTCTCGTGGTGCATCGGCGTCCAATGCACCACGGAACCGCTCGGCCACGACCTCCGCGTACCGGATCGCGTCCTTGGCCTTGTCCGCGCCGATTCCAGCGGCCAGCAGGAACTCGGACCAGCGCTTTGCGCCGGGGCCGCTGACCGGGTGACGCGCGCGCTCGACTGCGAGAGCCTGCCCGAGCTCGAGCCTGGCCCGGCTGGTGAGCTCGCGCGCGGTGGCGTGCCGCTCTAGCGCCTTCGCCTCGTGCTGCTCGGCGTCGGTGAGGGCGCGCACCTTCGCCTTTACGAGCGCCAGCGATTGCGCGCTGATGCCTTCGATGATCGCCACGGCTTGCTTCATCGTTCACCCCTGGCCGCACGGCGCGCCTCGTTTCGCTCTCGTTGCTTGCGCGCGCCCTCGATCGCGGACGGCGTCGTGTTGGCCCGTGCGCGAGCCACGAGATCGGAGATCTCCTTCTGGCTCATCGGCCGCGGAGCCAGCAGGCGAGCGCGCTTGAGCTGGTTGGCCGTCGTCGTCGACGACTTGGTGAGCGGAAACGCCCTCACGGCCGCACCTTGTCGAGCGCCGCGGCAAGCTCTGCATCGCCTGCGAACCGCGAGCAGCCGCGAAAGTGGCTTCCCCTCGAGCACCGGCCATCTGGGTGATCGCACGGACCGCGCATCTTGAGCGCAGCGGCAGCGATCTCTAACAGCACAGGAGCAGCGTTGCGAAGCAGGGCGACGCCAGCGGTGTTCGCCCCGACCGGCACTCGGCCGACATGGGCGATGAGCTTGAAGAGCTCGCGATCCACCACGTCTCCATCGAGCGCATCGTCGCCGACATCCCACGGCGCCGGTAGCATTTCTCTTTCGCACCGCTGTAGGTCGGAGATGCTGTACTTGTAGTCGATCATTGCTATCCCCCTCTCTCGCGCGGCAGCCTTGGCACCCGCGCTCGTCGTTGATGGTTGGCCCGCCGCAGTCGATGCACCAGGCGATGTGCATGGGACGGTACTCGCGCGCGGCAAGCTCGGACGGCGCGCTCGCGGTCAGCCACGCGAGATCCTGCGGACGGTCGTGACGGGCGGATCGTCGTCGACGTCGCTCACGGCGATCCCTCGCGCGACGCCAGCATCTCCTCGTAGGTCTCGACGCGCAGTGCCCAGGTCTTGCGCTTGCCCGCAGCGCCGCGCTTGCTCCAGCTCCAGAGCTCCAGCCGTCCCCCGGCGTCAATCCACGCCTTGGCGCGCGGCTCGGCCAGGATCTTCGCTCGCCGCGCAGCATGCACTCCACCCTGCCCACCTGTAGCCTGGATCGCGAGGATCCCGCCTGGCTCCGGCCAGCCGTTGCCGTCCCGATCGAATGGCGGGACGATAACCACGAGGTCGATCACGCCGAACAGGTCGATCTTCGTCCCCTGCGGACGCGGGAAAGGGATGTGCCGCTCGACGACTCCCGCGATCCACCCGCGTCTCTTGCACTCCGCGAGCGTTCGCGCCGTTGGCGATGTCGACTTCTTGCGCTTCTTCGTGGGCGCGGCTTCCTCGGCCTCTGGCGCGTCGTCCGGGATCACGAGCGCATCGGGGTATCGGCGTAGCTCGTCTTCGAGCACCGCCAACTCGGCCTCAATGCCGTTCTCGCGGATGTTCGCGAGCCCGGCGCCGATGCTCGACTTCGCGATTAGATCGTCGAGGTTTGCCGTCTGCGAGTTCATCGGTGCCACCGTGCTCCCCTGAACGCTTCGTCAACGCGGCGGCGCCACTCCGAGCGGGGGAACGATCGCGCGTACAAGAACGCGATCAACTCGCCCTGGCTCATGCCGCCGCGGCAGCCCCCGGTGACGAGCGCTTCCTGCGCCCCGTACAACTCGCAGTAGACCTCGTAGGCCGCCATCGTTACAACCTGCGGGACGTGACCGCCGCGATGGCAGCATTCGGTCTGCACAGGGTGAGTTGCGACTTCGCTCATCGGTCACATCCCGTGCTCACCATGTCGGCGATCATCGCCTTCGTGTCCGCCTCGAGGTCTCCGATCGACGCGACCTTCCGCATGGTCTCGACGTGCCGAGCCGCACCCCGCGCGGCGCCTACGGCCCCGAGGCCGGAGACCAGACCGCGATCGAACGCGACCGCGAACAGCACCCGCTCTCCCGACGTCACGGCAGCACGACGCCCTTGGCGAGGAGCAAGCCGACGTCACGCCGCGTCGCCGCATCCTCACTCGATCTCCCGCGATCGTGGTCGTCCCATCCGATGCCGCGCACGCCCGTGGATATGCTGACGGTCAGCGCGGCAGCTGTGCGCTGCACCCGGGGCTCGTAGCTCATCGGGTCCGCGTCGTGCTCGGTTGGTCGCTTTGCCAGCTGTGCGCGAGCGATCGCGACCAGCATTGTTCGTTTGGCTGCGGTCATCGCCGCCCTCGTTCCTCGGTGCACAGCTCGGCGGCGAACCTGAGCGCAACGGCGGCAACCTGGATCGCCTCCCTGCGCATCGCGTTCAAGTCGCGGTGTTTCTGCTTGGTGAACACGTGATCCTTGAGCTCCTTCACCTCCTCGAGGAGAACTCCGAGACCCTCGTGTGCGCTGTTGAACGTCGGCCACTCATCGCGGGCGTTGTGGGCCTCGGTCGCGGCGTCGTTGATGGCACGGCCGATGTCGCCGGCCGGCGCGGGTTTCGGCGATGTGCAGACGCTCATCCTGCCCTCCACGCGCGGCTTCTGGTGGTCTTGCCGGCCTTCGCGGCACCGCGCTTGAGCCGCGCCAGTTCTTCGAGCGCCTGTTCGTGCGTGATGGTCCCGGCCGTCATGCGCGCGATGAGGTCGCGCCGCACGTCCATCGAATCGGCGATCTCGCCACGCTCCTCCGCGACCGCGACTGCGGCGAATTTGCGCCGGGCGGTCTCGCGATCGCTCATCGTCCCGCCTCCCGCTTGAGCACGCGGTGCAGCCGCGCGAGGTGCGTTGCGACGACCGGACGACGCGAAGGCGGGACGTCCGGGCAGTCGATCTCGCGGCACTGCTCGCCCGGCGCCGACCCACAGGTCCCGCAGATGGCGGATTGCTCGCGAGCGCTCACTCGTCGTCTCCGTCGTCGGTGTCATCGTCGGTGCGCTTGGCGACCTTCACCTTGCAGCTGCCCAGCGTCTCCTTGCGGAAGATCTTCTTCAGCTTACCGTCGCTGGTCTCGTACTCGTAGAACGCGATGCCGTGCTCGACGAGAAGATCCTGCGCGATCTTCTTCGCACCGACCACGGCCTGCGCCGCGCGTGTCGCCTTGCCCTTCGCCTTCTCGAGCGCGTCGGTCGCATCGTCGAGCGCCTTGATCGGCTTCTGGGGCTCCGGTTCGTTGTCGCCACGCGTGTGGGGTAGTTCTGCCTGTCGCTTCGCCATGCTGTCCTCGTTTCGTAGTCGTGTTTGGGTTGGTGGTGATTCACTTCGTCGTCGGTCGTCGTCGCAGAGACTCTCCGGTCATGCTGACCCACCTGCCGCACTCATGCAGACGGTCGGCGATGCGCTCGCCGTATCGCTCGCGGAACGGGTGTCTTGGCTTGCAGCCGGGCTCCGATGCCGGCTCGTTGGCAAGCACGTTTGTCGTGATCACGAGCGGTCGCATCGCTCCGTAGAACACGTCAACGAGCTCGTCGAGGTCGACCAAGAACGAGCCCTTCGGGTCTGCGTACTCTGCCCCGAGGTCGTCGAGCACGAGCGGGCCTGCGAAAAGCTGCTCGCGCTCGGCGCGATCGTAGCGGGATGTCGCCAGCAGGCTCGCCGCGCGGACGAAGCGCCATGGCTCGGGCCGCGCCGCTGCTAGCCAGGTCGCGGCCACAGTCTTTCCGACGCCCTTCGGCCCGCTGATCACGACGATTCCGATCGCCGACGCGCGCATGCGCTCGTACCAAGTGATTCCCGCCGGTGGCATCGCTCCGGCCCGCAGAGCGGCGATCGCGCGCGCCGGGAATCCGCGCTCGGCGAGCGCGCCGAGCCGCTCCGATCGCTGGTCTCCGCCCTCGGGTGAGGCGGCTCGCGCGGCCGCGATCTTCGCGTCGTGCTCCGCCCATTCCTCGTCGGTCATGCTCGCGACGCCCGGCATGAGCTCGGCAACGAGCTCGGCCGCCGACTTCTCGGCGCGCGCCCGGTCGTCGTCGCGTTCGGTCGCTTGCCGATGGTCGTCGTCTGGTTCGTCGGGCACGAGCTTCAGGTTCGTCATGGGATTTCGATCACTCCGTCGGGATATAGGCTTGGGTCGCTGGGCTGGACGGCGCCAACCCGAATGTCTCGTTTCGCCTGCGCGCGCTCCGCGCTGCTCCGCGGACCTGCGCGCGGTCGCATCGCTGCCGCGCCTTCCGGGGTCTGAGCGGCGAGCCGGGCGAAGTTGCCGCCGGCGAAGATCGCGCCGGTTAGGAACTGGACGCGCCCCTTGTCGGAGATCGCCTCGATTTCAGCCATTGCGACGGCGTGGCGGGCCTGAACGGCTACCGCCTCGAGCTCAGCGCGCGTCGTCGCGATCGCGAGCTGGCCGGACAGGTCGCTGTCCAGACCGCGGTCGAACGGTACGCAGGGGTGCAGCGCGATGCCGTAATTTTTGCCGACGCGGGCTCGCGCCGCGTTGATCTCGCCGCGGATCTCGTCGCGGACCGCTCGCCGGTCGTCGGCTGTCGGGACGGTCTGGCGTCGAGGTCGCTCGCTCGAAAGTTCGCCAGTCGACGGCCTCTGGCCAGCGCGATCCGGGGTCGGGATGGCCTGCGGATCTGCGACGTTGCCGGCCGCCGAGCTAGCGCCCTGGCCGGGCGTGTCCGCCCCCTGCTGCGTTGCGTGGGGCCCGGGTTGTCCGCTACCGGGCTGGCGGCCGTCGACTGGCTTATGCGGTAGTACCGGCTGCCGTACCGGTACTGCTGGATCGCGCGCGGGAGAGAGTTTCTGATCTTCAGGATCTGGGATCTGGGATCTGGGATCTGGGATCTCGCTGGACGCGCCTGGAGTGCGGGCTGGATGACCACCGATCGACGGCTGGTCGTTTGTTTGATTGCTTACGAAACGACCTCCTTGACCGCGCCCTTGGCGACCGGCGCGCTCCGCTGCCGACCGTCCGCCGGCCGGTGAACCGGCACGAGCGGCGCGGAGACGGCTGACCGTCTTGTGGGTGCCGCGAAGGTATATCGTACCGTCTGGTCGTGTCTCACCCATGGCCAGAGCATCGCACCCGTCGCCAAGGATCCCTTCGAGGCCTCTTGGTCCAAGGAACCTGCGCACGACCGCAGCCGGCACGCAGTACCCGTCCGCATCATCCGGGGCGTCCTCGAGCCCCCTGTCGCTGCACCAGCTCCACAGCGAGAAGTAGCGACCCAGTGCCTCGAAGACGTTGTAGCCGCAGAAATCAGCGGTGAAGCTGACCCGCTCCTCCTTGCGGAGGTCGGTCTCCATCGCGACGAACGGCGCTCCCGCCATCTACGCCGCCTCCTGCACGCGGTGGGCGGGCACCCACATGGCTCCGGTCCACAGCGCGCCGCGCGGCCTGGCGCGCTCGCCGCGCTCCCATCGCACGCGATCGACGATCTCTGTACCCGGATCGTAGAGGCCTGGCAGCCACCGGAGCGCGCGGTTTCCGGTTGTGCTCTCGCGGCCCGGAACGACCGCGACGGGAGTCCATCCCGCTGCGAGGTAGCACATGCCCTTTTCGTCGACGCGCGTGTAGCTGAGTTGCAGAGTCACGCCCGCAGCGGTCATCACGCGCCCAGCGGCGCCGAGCAGCCGGCTCGCGGCGAACCGCGGCGCTGCCGGGCCGCACGCTAGCCTTACGACATCCCAGCAAGCGCCGTCGTCGAGCTCGGGCGGCGGCGATCCCATAACCACGACCGCGACCAGGTCGTCGACGAACGCACCGAGTGCCAACCGCTCGCCTACCGTGCTTCGCTTGTGGTGGCTGTGCCACGCGGCGATCGCCGCGCGCTGAACCTTGCGTGTGATCGGGCGAATCACAAGCCGGGCCATCAGCCGGCCTCCGCTAGGTCGACCTGGTTTCGGCGCGGCACGGTGGCCGCGAGGTCAACAAGCCAGCGGGCGAGCGCAGGCGGGGTTCGGCGGCGCTGCTGCGCGCTGCAAACCTTGATGCCTGGCGGGACGATCCCGCCGCTGCCTTTGCGATCGTGAAGGCGCCCACCGGACACCCAGTGCGTCGGGACCTTCCCTGGGAACGGTGGATGGATGCGAGGTCGCAAGATGCCGACGAGGTAAAGCCACGTCCGCTTGCGTGCCGGGTGTCCCCATTCAACCTGACATATCTCGATGGAGATGCCTCCGAAACGGTCAATAGTGAACGTATACGGGGACAGGAAAGGCTTCGCGCACCCACAATGGTCGAACAGCCTGGAGCCGGCTGGCTGCTCAAGCACACCGCCCCATCGGCGCACCTGCTCGACAGCGATCGGTCCGCAGTCGGCGTCGTTCCGCCTCTCCCGGTTCGGGACGTGAAGGTGGCGAAGGTTGCCCCACGGCCCACACGGCGGATGCGCGACCACGGGGTGAGGCCCAGCGTACGTGCGGGCGTCGCGCTCGAGGTCCCACGGGTCAACGTCTGGCATCGAGAAGTACGGCCCTCCGCGCTCGACGTACAGCGCCGCGACCGTCACCAGTGCTCCTCGACGGCGATGTCAACGGCGGCGGCATTCGCGCGGCGCGCGTGGTTGGCGCCGCCGATCTTGGCTCCCGGCTCGTACCAGGTCCACGGCCCTGTTTTCCCGCACCAGCATGACCAGCGGTACCTCGTGCCTTGTCCGTGACCGTGGACAACCGGCTTCGCCTGGATCGTCACGTCGTGCGTCACAGCGGCCTCGGGTGGTACTTGAAATTGCTCGAGACGTGGCCCGCGATCCCGCAGAGCCTGCAGGTCGGCCGCTTGCGAGGCTTGTCGCCGTGGCCGCGCGGGCGTGTCTCGTCGGGGTCATCCGAGCTCGGCGGCGCGTATCCGGCCACCACGACCGCGCCGAGTTCGCCCTTACGTGTCGGCGTGGTGATCGTCGCGCTGAGCGACGGCGTGGGGAGGCCGATCACGCCTGCCTCTGGATAATCGGACGGCTCACGGTACGCGGCCTTCCCGTGGGGGCCGGGATGTGGATCTTCGGGACGCGCCCGAAGAACCGGTGCAGCGGCAACCGAAGACCCTTCGTGATGACGCTCTCCAGGACGAACCACCGGACGGTTTCGGAGCCGCATTCCAGCTTCGTGAGCGTGGGCTGGGTGATGAGCTGACCGGTCCGCTTGGCAACTTCCTGTAGTGTCAGCTTGAGGTGCGTACGCCAGGTGTAGAGACGCGTGCCAAGGTCCATTCGCGATTATTCCTACGCCGATCATGCAGGCGTCAAGGCTTTCAATCCGGAACGAGCGAGATCGATCTATGGAATAATGCGCTTGACTTTTTCGCGCGGGCCCCGCGATAAGGGAAACCATGGCTGACGAACCAGGTCTCGTGGTGCAACTACAAAGGCGCGTGGCCGACTGGGTGACGCGCGTTGCGCCGCGCATCCGCGACGAACAAGCGCTTGCCAAGCTCGAGATCACGCTCCGGCAACCGCAGGCCGATGACGACGGCACGCTCTACCTGGACTTCGAGGTCGTCGAGACCACGGTACCGTCGAGCGGTGGAGGTCGCGTCGCCGGCGTACCGTTCGATGCATCCGACATCACCGACGACCAAATCGAGGATCTCGCCGCCGAGTGGCAGGCGAATGGAATGCCAACGCTCGTCGAGGTGGCGCGTGTGGCAGTCGAGTCACCTAACCCGGCGCGCAAGGCGCACGCGCGACGTCGATGCGCCGACATTCTCGAGCAACGCAATGCAGTCACCGCGTGCACCACGCGTGGCTGTGCTGGTCGATGCGCCACCGAAGGTCTCGCTGCCGCGGGCTGGATGCAGGTCGCCTCGGGCTGGATATGCACAGGATGCCAGCCGCTGTGACCGACGCGATCGCCTGCATCGGGATCTCGCTCGGGATTATCCTCGTGTGCGGGATCTTTCTCGCGCTCGACCGGCCCGGTGCGGTTGCCGCGACCCGCCGCGCGATCACGCGCGACCGTCGCGATCGGATCGCCGACATCAGGCCGGCGCTCGCGCGAGGAACGGAGCGATCGTGACGGCGCCGGCAGGATTGACCGTGCTCGGGTCTGGAACGCTGGCCGACGCGGTTCGGGCAGAGATCGACCGCGATCCCGATCGCTACCGTCCGGAGACATGGAGCATCGACCCCGTCGGTCACTGCCCGTGCTGCGACCAGGACGTGTTCCGCTGCACGACCCGGCACACCGAATGGCAGGAGGGCTTCGCTACCCATGCGAACGTGGTCCACCAGCGGTGCGAACCCGAGACCGCGTTGCCATCGCCAACTGGAACAGTGGCGGGCTGCTGCTGCAAGGCGCCGAACTGGGGCCCGAAGCACAAGGACGCGCCGCCGCACAAGCCAGCGCGTAGAAAGCGAGCGCGCTGATGACGCTCCGTCTGCGCTTCTGGCTGACCGTTCTCGACATCGCGCACACGCTTCGTCTGCCGCGATCGTGGTATCTCTGGATCGTCGGCAAGGCGAGCGACGCTACCGACTGGGGACCGCCGGTTGACGCCGCGGGTGGGGATCCATTCTGATGTGGTCGTCGCGCTGCGCCAAATGCCGCGCCGATGACCGTTCCGTAGCGCTGATGTCGATCCAGTCGCTCACCGGATCGCCGATCGACGCCGCTGTGCTGCAGGTCGAGATCGCAACACTCGCCTGCGATGGCGCGAAGTGAGGAAACGAATGACTACCACCGAGGAGCGCGATCGAGCGCGCACAGAACGGGACCGCGCTCGTGACACGCTCGCGAAGATCCGCGGCATCATGGTGGCGCACGCGAAGGGGGTGCTCGACGACGAGCGCGCACTCGCCCATGTCGCCAGTATTCTCCACGTTGGAGACGGTAACCGCCGCCGTGGCGTTCGTGCGGCACGGCGAGAACAGCGAGCAACGCCGTGAGCGACACGCCGACAATCGCTCTGCCCGTCGACCAGCAGCGCGAAGAGTCCATGCTCGGCGCCAGTGAGTCTGGCGCCGTGCTTGGGCTCGACAAGTACAGCTCGCCGATGACGATCTGGCGCAGGCATCGCGGCCTTACCAGCGGCGACAAGGATAACGAGGCCGCGCTTTGGGGACAGGTCCTCGAGCCTGTGGTGCGCGGTCGCTACGCGATCGATCGCCAGGTTCGGGTGTGGGTACCGTCGCGCTCGTACATGATGCAGGGGTGGCTACGGGCAACCCCTGACGGTCTCGTGCAGGAGCGCGACATGTTCGGCGATGCTCCTGCTGGAGTATTCGAGTTCGATCCCCGGGAACCTGATGAGGTCGGCGACGGTGACGCTTCGTACCTACGGGATCACATCGCGCGCGGCGATATCGGAGGTCTGTCCGTGAAGACCTGCAGCGCGTACCTCGCAGAAGACTGGATCGGCGGACCGCCTGCGAAGTACGAGGCGCAGGCGCGCGTTGAGATGGCCGTCGTGGATCTTCCGTGGGTCGACGTCGTGTGCCTGATCGGCGGCCAGAAGCTCGTGGGGCCGTTCAGGATCGAACGCGACGCCGCAGCTGAGCTAGCGATCCTCACCAGGCTTCGCGACTTCTGGACGATGGTCAAGGACGGCAGAGAGCCGACGGTAGACGATAGCTCGGCGTGGCGCCTTCACGTCAGCGAGAAACTCGGCCAGGCCCCCGCCGTCGAGATGGTCGCGACCTCCGAACAGCGGGAGCTCGTGGCGACCTGGCGCGCGCGCCGTCTCGCCCGCAAGGCGGCAGAGCGCGACGAGGAAGCCATCAAGAACGAGATCCTGCTCCACCTGAGCCTCACCGGCGCGACGAAGATCGACGCCGGTGAGCTTGGAAAACCAAGCGCGTACCGCGTCGCCAAGACTGGAACGTGGGCGCTCCGAACCCCGACATTTTGGAGAGACGAATGAGCACCGACCGAAGAGAACCGCAGCGCAGCGCCTCCAAGCTTGGATACGACCAGGCTGGGCAACGCATGCAGGACCAGGCGCAACGCGACCCGATGGCGCTCGCTCGCCGGCAGGTCAAGGAGCACGAGGACTACCTGAAGTCCGCGATGCCGAAGATCGAGCGGTGGGTGACCGGAGGAGTTGATGCGCGCGCGCTGGTCAGGTTCGCAATCCTCGACCTGAGCGCCCCTGGGTACGCCGGCGACAAGCTCCGCGAGTGCTCGCCGGCAAGCATCCTGATGGGGCTGCTCGCCTGCGCGGTGGCCGGCCTCGAGCCGGGCGCGTTGAAGGGCGAGGCGTATCTGGTCCCCTTCGCCAAGAAGGCGCAATACATGGCCGGCTGGAAGGGGTACGTGAAGCAGGCGCGCAGATCGTTCGAGGTTAGAACCGTGTCGCCACAGGTGGTGTTCTCGAACGACACGTTCGACCTCGACCTCGGCGGTGGCATGCCACCGGTTCACAAGCCGATGTTGCTCGGACCGCGCGGCGAGATCATAGGTGCGTACGCGGTAGCGAAGCTCGTAGGGTCGCGCGATAGCATCGTGAGCTACGAGGTCGAGTGGATGGACAAGGAGGATCTCGATGCCGTTCGCCGGAGCGCCAAGCGTGGCGACAAGGAGAGCGACGCGTGGAAGCTGTGGGAGGACCAGATGTACCGCAAGGCCCCGGTGCGACGGATCGCGAAGCGGCTGCCGATGGGCCACGACTACTACCGCGGCCTGTCGATCGAGCAGGCGCAGGAGGAAGGCAAGAGCGCAGCCGACGTGATCGACGTGTTCACCGACGGCGAGGGATCGCGTGTCGAGGACGGTGCAGATCGCGCAGCATCGATGCGTGCGCAGGTGAGTGGTGATCCGACGGCCGATGAACAGGCTGAGATCGCGCGCGCTGAGCGGGAAGAGGCCGAACGCCAGAAGTCTAACAACGCGTGAGCACGCTCGAGCACGCGTGGGGTCATGGGCAGTTCGACTCGCTCGAGCTCGGCAACGGCGCTCGCATCGACATCCAGGTCAGCAAGGATGGGCGCGTGATTGCCGTGCTGACCGGCGTCGAGATCGGCGTACCGATCGACATCACGCCGGCGGCGTGCCCGCTCGGATGCGGCCTGCACGAGGCGAGCGCTCGTGCAGCGCAGATTCGCCACAGGGGCGGACGATGATCGGCGTCTGTGCTACGGGATGATCCGGACCATCACGGTCCGGTGCTGCGGCAACGGCCACAGCTTGTCGTGCGCCGCCATTCCGGATCCGGTTCCGCGCACGATCGCCGGCACGTTCGGCATGCACTCGACCGTGTCGAGCAGAGACCAGTCGGGATGATCGTGGTCCCATGAGGTCACCCGATCGACGCCGACGATGATCTTGACGTGACCGATCCACGGGTGAGGGATGCCAAATAAGTGGATCGTCGGGTACATGATCAGTAGGCCTGGCGCCGGTGTGAATGCGACCTCGGCCAGCTCCTGGCCGTGCTTCGCGTCCTCGATCATGCTGTTACAGTTGAGGTCGTCGACGACGGTGGGTCCGCCATGCGAGTCGTTCCAGCCGCGGTTGTAGCCCGGGCGGTGGCGCGTGATCCCGAAACACTCGCATACCGCGAACCCAAAGCAGTCCCGAGTGTCGTCGCCGCTCGACAGGATGTCGCCGGTTCCCAGCTGGTAGATGCCATGGCCGACCCGATCGAGCGCGCGCTGGACGGCCGCGGTAGCGCTGTAGAGCGGGCGCGGTCCGGTGGATGCTCGCGTTGGGCTCACGGCGCTGCATCCTTCAGTAGCTCGACGACTCGCCGAGCGATTCGCTCGACGTCATCATCGGTTAGCCTACAGGGCGCCGTGAATGCCGTCGGGACGGAGATCGTGCATGGGAACGCCTGCTGGCCATAGAACGGCCGGGGCGCGCAGCACACCATCGGATGCGCGAACGGCACGAGCGGGTGCGCGGGCCATGGGTCGCCGCTCACGGTGCAGCATCCTCGGCGGCGCGATCGGCGGCGGTATCGGCGTGTGCCTGGGCGATCTGAGCGAGCAGCTGATCGTGGGTGATCGCGCCCGCGGCGTGGTCCTCGAGAGCCTGGACAGCGGCGCCGGCGATGTCGAGCCCGGTCTGCGCGGCCTGTCCGCCGAGCCCGGTGGCGCCCTGGACGACGCGCAGGACGGCGATCACGTCCTCGAGTTCTGGCGAGATGGCGCGGAGCTTCGCCTCGAGAGCGGTGAGTGCGATCATGGCGCACCTCCGGTGAGGACGGCGACCGCGGCGAGGGCGTCGTCCAGCGCGGTCTGCGCGCCGTGGATCGAGTTGTCGTCGTTGACCCCGCGGGCCGCGTCGAGAGCGTAGGTTGCGGCGTCCAGAGCAAGGATTACCCGGTCGACCTTGGCTCGGAGCTCGCCGAGCGGGGCCGAGCGCGCGAGCTTGTCGGGCGTGGTCTCGATGATCGCGCGCGCGTGGTCGAGCTCGTACGTCCGCACGGCAGCGCGCGCGGTGACGATCCCGGTGTCGATCGAGGTGATCGTTGACGCGCGCGACGCCTGCGACCCGCCACACGATCCGGCATAGACGCCGAGCAACAGCACGATGCCGAACATCGCCGGTCCGCGCAGCGCCGATGACGTCGCGCCCTTGACGGTAGGGTGTACCACCAGAGCAACCGCGGCGGCCAACGCGGTCATGATCCCGGCGCTGGGTGCGGCACCGATGTGCCAGTTCACGACCGAGATCAGGACGAGGCTCGCGCCGGTAAGCGCGGCGAGCACGCGGCCCTGCGCAAGCCAGTGCTGCCGCGATAGGAACAGCTGCAGTCCGACGTTGGCCGCGATCACCGCGCCCCACCAGGGGCCGTTCGCGGTCCAGGTGTCCCACGCCGCTCCTCCGGCGGCGATGAGCACGGGCGATGGGTCGGTTGCGGCGGCGTGGGCCGGGTGCAAGAGGCCGTACGCGATCAGGATGAGGGATGCGATCGCGAACAGCTCGAGCAGGCCCTGTATGGTGTCACGGGGTTTGGTCATGTGGTCCTTTCGTGCGACCAACCTTATCACCCGACCGTGATACAACGCGCTAATGCGCACCCTCGCCGCTGTGTTCATGATCCTTGCAAGCTCGTGCACGTCGCCAGCGCAGCCCCCTGATCTCCAGGTGACGCCGCGACTCTGCCCGTTCCAGCCGTGCAGCGCGAATATCGACTGCAGGGCAGACCCCCTAGGCGCCTGTCGGTTCTGCGTGGGCGGAGCGTGTGGAGAATTGTTGCCCGCCGGTCCGGTTGGCGCCGATGCCGGAGCCGACGCCCGGTGAACTACGACGCCGTGAGCGGGTCCTCGGGAGGAACGGTGAGGCGGCACGCCGGTGGCCGCGCGACCGAAGCGAACTCCATCGGCATGGGGAACGGGTCACCGCCGTGTTGGTCGGTCTGGTTCGGATCAACTCCGGTCACCCGCTGCCACACCGCGCGCAGGTCGAGTCGGAGCTCCCTGATTTCGGTCGCCTGATCTTCGGCTCGAGCCCGTGCCGCCCCGGCGTCGGCTGCTCGTCCCTGCATCGTGTTGATCCCTACCCACAGGTTGCCCGCGAGCGCGAGCGCCACCGTGGCCAGGCCGCGGCGAAACCATCGCTCGACACCTTCGCGGCGTGATGCCCACGAGGTTACCTGGTGCGTCGCCTCGGCGACTCGACCGAGCCGCCAGAACGGAACCGAATCTCCGATGTGAGACCCGACTCTCTCGGCAAGTCGTCCATCATCATCGTTAGGCGGCGGGCGCAGGTATTCCGATGGCGGCGTGTTGTCGATCATGGCTCAGCGCTTTCCGGCGGCGCGGATGCGTAAGGCGCCGGCCTGGGTGCATACGACCTGCACGCGCATCCGGTGAGTCCCGCTGTTCGGTACCTCGATGATGGCGCACCCGGCGTTGCCGCCGGCGATGGTCAGGGAACCGGCCGCGAGCGAGCCGGCCGCCGCCGGCGTGATCTCCGTGTTGGTCGCCACGAGCTGGCGCTGCCCCCAATCACCGGCGACCACGCTGTTCAGCGCGACCGCCGCCTTGCCGTTCTCCGGGAAGTTCGTCACCCAGAGGGTGATCGTCCCGATGAAGGCAGCGTCCCACTGGACGTGGACCGCTTGAGCGAGCGCGTTGTCGCCGCTCACGCCGTAAAACACGCCACCGCCGCCGGTGACGGCCTGGTTACCGATGTGTACGTCGTCGGGAAGGAAGCTGCTCATCGGTCACATTCCTGCTGCTCGGTGGTCGAGCGGTGACATGGTTTGCTGCCCGAGCCTGAGCGGCCCGGATGTGGATGGTTGCGCCAGACGTGGCGCCGCCGCCGGGATCGACGCCGCCAGATACTGCGCGTGAGCGACCTGCATGGTCCCGTCGATTGGAAGCCGGTACAGGATCGAAAGCGTCACCCGGCGCGGATACGGCAGCGTCTTCGCCATCTCCTGCGAAGCGCGTAGGAGCGCCTTCTGTGCATAGCCGAACATCTCCGGGTAGACGACGCGCAGCGTTTCCGCGCCCTCTGCTGAGATGGTGCCGTGCGCGATGTCCTCGATAACGCTGATCGGGTCGTTCACCGCGTGCACGTAGCGCCCAAATTCCTCCATCGCAGCGATGGATGGGTGCCAACCCCCATCGCCAGGGATCATGCCGGGCAGGAGGGTTTGCCGCGGGCGCTTCGAGTCCAGAAACATGATGCCGCGTTGCACCTGAGCGACGATCGCGGCTTGCATCGCGGGATCCGAAGTCGGGTAGCGCTGGCCGATGGCCTGGTCGATCGCTCCCGGTTGCAGCGCCCTGGTGATGTCGTCTGACCTGGCTTCGAACAGCGCGCGCGGGCTGTCGTCGGCGGCGTCCTTGCCGCCAGGGAACAGCGATCCGGCGAGTAGCACCGCAGGGCCCGCGACGCGCGGCGCCTTCGAAGCTGCCTTCGCGCCGCCATCCAGCAAGGCGGACGTTGCGGCGACTATCCGATCCCGCGCCGCAGCCGCGGTGCTTGCGATCATGCCTTCGGTGCTCCGTCCGATGGAGCCGCCCTTGCGCCCGAGCACACCCATGACGGCGCGCGCCTTGAGCCAGAGCCCGAGGATCGGACCGATCACCGGGATGCTCGATACCGCCGGCACGTGCGCCCCAACCGCGCGCAGCACCTCGAGCGCCGACCCGATGTCGGCAAGCCTCCCGCCGCCGCCCTGTACTGCCTCTTCGGCCGGCACAGCTCCGGGCAGCAGCTTTGGCGCCGCCGCCCCGCGCGCCTCGTGCTGGCGAAGCGCCGTCGTAATCTCGTCGTCGACCACGGTAGCGTCGACCGCTGGGACCTTGCCGGCTAGGTCGGCCGCCGCCTTGGCCGAGCTCGCCGCCGCGCGATTCTGTCCGGCCTGGATGGCAGCCCGGTACGCTGCGGCGTTGTCGACTGCGGTCCGCGGGGCCTCGCCGCCGAGCACATCCGTCAAGCGGGCGCTCGCGCTCTCGAGATCCCCTACGACCTTGGCGGCCCGACCGATATCGGGTCCGATGTCGCCCGCCTTGGCGTTGTGCCGCATGATCGCCTTGGCGATCGCCGCCTCGTCGCGGACGCCAGCCATCCTCTCCTTGATCATGCTGTCGACGGTGGTTCCTCGCTCGCTGACCGCAGCCTCGCCGCGCGGTGGGTTCAATCCGAGCTGATGATGTAGGCCGGTGAGGCCGGTGGGAGACGACATAACCTCGCCCGCTCGAGCTGCATCCCACGCCGCCGCGGATGCGGCCTCGCGTGCCTGCGCCTGGAGCTCGCGCTCGTGGGCTGCCATGGCGGAACCCTCGTGTCCTGCTCCGGGTGTCATGCCCTCGTTCCATGGCGCGGCAGCGTCTCCAAGGCCGGCGCGCTCGGCGCGCGCGGCAAGTGCCCGAGCCCGGAAGTGCTCGGCGGCACTGGACGCCCGGGACTCCTTGGCAGCGCGCGCGGCACGCGCAGGCTCTCGCCCGACCTCTGCGATCCCGGCACCGCGATCTACCGCGGCTTTCGTACCCCGAAGCAAGGCTTCGAGGCCTCCCTGCGCTTCGCCATGCCCGGCGCCGCGCAGCACATCCGTCGGAGCGGGCTCGTGGCTCGTCGTCCACTTCACCTTGATCGGAGCATCAGCCTCAATCGCCGCTGCCAGACGGTGCCGACCGTCGGTGACCAGGATGTTGCCGTCTGGCGACACGCCGAGCTTGATCGGTTCTTGCTGACCTACGGCGATCGCATTTCGCGCGTTCGCCATGCGAACCTCGTCGACACCTCCGCCAGGCGGCTCGAAGTAGCCACGCTCTGCGATCTTCCGCGCGGGCAGCGTTTGCTCGACGTAGTCGTGCCCAACGCGATCAAGGTGCGCGTTCAGGGCCCCGTACTCCGGGATGTTGCCATCCTTCATCGGCGCTGCCGCGTACCGGCCGGCGACGCGTGCTCGCTCAGGGATACCGGCTTCGATACTAGGACGATCGTCGGTTGCGTTCTGCAAGATCTTCCGGGCTGGCACGGACTCGATCGGCGTGCCGGAAGCGAGGCGCTTTCCGACAGCAGTTGCAGGCTGGTCAACGAGAGGCGTTGCGGCGACCGGATCTCCGCCAAGTTCTGCGGCATGCTGCAGCTCGCCCGGCGTCTTGATGCCGCGCGCGCCCGGCGGCCCGAATTCCCCCACGGGCACGGCCCTGGCGTGCAGGTTGCCATGCAGATCACCGGGCTCGATGCCGGCCAGCTCCCGCTCGAGCTCTGGATCGCCGCCGTCCGCCAACCATGACTCGAACTGGCCGCGGGCCTGCCGGTACGCGTCGATTGCTCCCGTCACGGCCTCGCGGTTGACGGCTCCGGCGACCTGGTCGCCGATCGCCTGCGAATCGGCCGCGCCGAACACCCGCCGGGTTGCGCTCTCCCCAGCCCTCGCGACTTGTGCACCTGCGTCGATGTCGGCCAGCCGACGCTCGGCCGCCGTCGTCATCTGGTCGCCATCCCGGAGCACCTGGGCGATTCCAGACGACGCCTTGGCCTTGATGCCGCTCGCCGCCGCAGCGCTCACCTCGGATCGCGGGAACAGCGAACGGACCTTTTGCAGCGTCGCGCTCGCCAGTACTCCGGCGCCGCCAATCGGCGCGGCGAACAGGGCCCCGTGCCCCATGCCGGCCACGAAGCCCTCAGCCGACAGCGGCTTGTCCTCGAGGGCCGCGTCGGTGAGGTACTGCCCGCCGCCGAAGACCGCACCTTCGGTGGCCGCTCCTGCCGTGCCGGCCAGGATGCGCCCGGCGATCCCCCCGCCTTCACCGAGCTCCGAGATGGCGCGGCCGGCGCGCCCGACCAGCGCGGCCGGGCTGTGGGACAGGATCCGGGCCCCGAGCCCCGCCGCCTCTTCGCCGGCCGATGCCCCGCCGGTCATGATCGCCGGCGCTAGCGCACCGGCTAGCGCTCCGGCGGCGGTCGCGTACGGATGTTCCTCGGTGACGTGGCGCAGCGACGCCATGTTGCCGCCGCCGGCGGCCAGTGCCTGGTCGGACAGGCCGAGCGTGAGTCCGCTGAGCGCACCGAGCCCGCCCGCCTCCAGCGCCCCGCCGACACCGCCATGCAGCTCGCGGAACGTGTCGGCGGCAACGCGGTCGAGTCCCTCCTCATGCGTCTCCGGACGGAATCCCTGCTGGATGAACGCCGCAACCTGGTCCTCGGGTACTCCTACCGCGCGCCCGTCGCTGTCATGGAGCGTTACGACCGGTGGCATCTACGGCTACCTCGGTGCACCATCGGGGCCCCTGACCGGCTCCGCGATCGGGATGCTCGACTGGATCTGCTCATCGTGCCCCCGCTCCAGGAGCCGCTTGGCGAGCGCAGCGGTCGCAGGCGATTCCGAATCGCGCGCGATCTTCTCGAGGAGTTCGGTGTTGCGCTTGCGGATCTCGAGATCGGGCGATGCCATGGACGCCGCGGCTGTCTCCATCGCCTGTCGGACCGATGGGAGCACGTCGCCGGCAGCAATCAGCCGCGTGTGAGCATCCTCGTACCCTCGGTAGACGCCGTTCTTGTCGACGACCTTTTTGTACTCTCCAAGTGGGCTGAACCGACCAACCTCGTTTTCGAGCACGCCTGGCGAATCAGCGAACCCGCGGTGAGGGTCAATGAGAGCCTTCGCGAGCGTCTTCTGCTCGTCGGTCTGCTGCGGTGGTGGTTGGTCTGAAGTGTCGGCCCATCCGAAACGTGGCCCATTGTATCCACGCGCCTGGATCCGCTCGTTGACCTTGTCCTGAAGGTTCTTGTTCGAGCGCTGAAGCGCTGCGGTCGCGTCGTACACGAACGATGTTGGGTCGACGCCGCCTGTTGCCATCTTCTCGAAGAACTTCATCGTCGGCTCGCGGAACGACGTGATCCCGTATGCGTCGTGCAGCTCGGCGACTGCGCTTTCGAGGTCGGCCTGCATGTTCTGCCAATCCTTGCTCTTGAGGTACCCGCTCTCTCCACCATGATCTCGGATGCCGCGGATCATCTGGCCGACGAGACGGTTGTACGACGCGGCAGCGCCGATCATGTTCTGGTCCTTAGATGCGATCTCAGCGCTCCCGGCGAGAACAGGGCTGCCGTCATCCTTCCGCGCGACGGTCAACTTGCCGTCAGGGCCAGGGATATACAGAGCTCGCTTGTTCTCCTCGTCGGTCAGCTTGCCTTGCTGTTTGGCGGCTAGCGCGGCTGCCTTAAGCTCGGCATCCTGGTTCTCCTTGTAGACTTGGAAGCCCTCCTCGAACTTGTTGTGCCGGATCGTCTCGCTCAAGTGCCCGCCTGAGATCGCGTTCGACTGCGCCTGCAGGTCGTGCTGGCTGCGAAGCTCGACGTAGCCCTTGAGCTGCTGGTCGCTCATCTGCCGCACGTCGGCTGCAGCCTTCATCCCGCGGGCACGGGCGATCGGGTCGGCGGTGTTGATGGCTGCCTCCTCTAGTTGCTTCGCGAGGGCGACTCCGGCGAGGCCGTCTTTCTTGTCGAGCTCCGCCTGGCGCTGCGCGTGGTACGCCGCTGCGTCCTGCTGGCCTTCGCGATCGAAGCCGAGCTTCTGCACGAGCGCGTCTCGCTGCTTCATTTGCGCATCGTTGGCATCGTGGATCTGCTGCTGCAGAAGTTCGACCACGGGATTCCCGCCCTGGTGCATCAACCCCTGCCCGATTCCGGCGAGCACCATCGCGATCCCCCACCTGACCTTTCCACCCACTCCAAGCTCGTCCATGAACTGGTTGCGGTTGTACTTCCATCCCTCGATCTGCTGCCGATCCGCGGCGACCTTCGCGGCGTTGGTCTGGTAGGCCTTGGCGTACGCGTCGGCCTCGGCCTGTCGCGCGGCGGCGTTCGCCTTCGTCGTGGCGTCGTAGTTTTGGTACGCCGCTGACTCCGCCCTGTGGAGCCCCTGCTCGGCGGCGACCTGCGCGTCAATCGCTGCGCGTTGCTCGGCCTCGGTTCCGGCC